AATTCAATGATTCTGTTGACCGAGCAATGTCAGCAATAGGTGATTTCCCTGACAAGTATGATCTTAGCATACCCGAAATTGATGCATTATATAGTGCCTATGAAACAGTATATGACCAATGGGAACAATCAAAAGGTCAGCAAGGTATGGCGGAAGAGGAATTTGAAGTCGGTGGCAAAAAATATAAAGTAAACGAATGTGGCGACATGGAAATGAGCCCTATGACAGTGGTAGGTGGTGAGCCACAAATGGGTATTAACCCTGCTATGCCAGCAGAAGTTCCAACTATTGGCGCACAGCAAGCCGAGCCAGAAATGGCACAAATGGCAGAACCAGAAGAGCCAGCCGCAACTTACACATTAAGTATTCGAAACGGCGAAAACAATCTACAAATGACAACAGATGTTCCTGATGAAATTATTCACATCATGAAACTAGCTGGTGTTAATAAAGGCGCACAAGTTTCACAAAAACCAACCAGCGGTGAAGAAAGCGAAGAACAACAAACAGACGAAGCTTTCGGTAACACACCTCCACAGACTAACGAACCTAATCCTCGCTTACATGGCGATATCTATGATTGGGGACAAAAAGGCACTGGTCGTGCACCAAACGGTAGCGCATTAAACAAACCAGCTGGCCAAGGAGACAATCCATTGCGTGAAGCACTGGACATGATCCTAGAATATCGTAAATTCAAGTCTGATAAATGAGTGAAACTGTACTTGTAAAATCACCTTACAAGAAAGAAAATTATACAGAAAATCAGATAGCGGAGATTGTAAAATCCGCTACTGATCCTATATACTTTATTAGAGAGTATATGTGGATTCAGCACCCTATAAAAGGTCGTGTTAAATTTGAACTCTATGAGTATCAAATTGATCTGATTAACTGTTATCAAAATAATCGCTTTAGCATTAACATGCTGGGTAGACAAATGGGTAAATCAACCTGTGCCGCAGGATACTTGTTATGGTACGCAATGTTTGTACCAGATTCAACTATTCTTATTGCCGCACACAAATACACAGGCGCACAGGAAATTATGCAACGTGTGCGTTTCATGTATGAAAGTTTACCCGAATGGATCAAAGCTGGCGCAGTAAGTTATAACAAGGGCAGTATCGACTTTGACAACGGCAGTCGCATTGTCAGTGCTACAACAACAGAAAATACTGGTCGTGGTATGAGTATTACACTGGTATACTTAGACGAGTTTGCGTTCGTTCCGCCACGCATCGCCAAAGAATTCTGGACAGCACTAAGCCCAACATTGAGTACAGGTGGTAAATGTATTATCACAAGTACACCTAACCAAGACAACGATCAGTTCGCACAGATTTGGAATGAAGCAGTTAAAAATATAGACGAGTTTGGTAACCCAACACAAACAGGACGCAATGGCTTTGCTAGTATTTCGTATATTTGGAGTGATCATCCTGACAGAGATGAAACCTGGGCATATCAAGAACGTAACAAGATAGGCGAGGATCGCTTCCTTCGAGAACACGAATGTAAGTTTATTACTGCTGACGAAACCTTGGTCAACAGTCTAAAGCTACAGCACATAATGGGCATTGATCCTATAACTCGCATAGGACAGGTGCGTGTATACAAAGACATTGATAAAACAAAAACTTATGTTATGGCATGGGATCCTAGCCTAGGCACAGGCGGAGATTTTGCGGCCATTCAAATTTTTAGTTTACCCGAGTTTGAACAACTAGCAGAGTGGCAACATAATAAAACAGACATTCGCGGCCAACTAAGAAATTTAATAGCCATGGCAGAATGGATGAAGGATGCAGGCGTTGAAAACGATAAGCTGTATTGGAGCGTGGAAAACAATACCATTGGCGAAGCCGCATTGGTTGCTATCAGCGAATATGGCGAAGATAGAATACCCGGATTCTTTTTAAGCGAACCTGGTAAAAGTCGCAAGGGATTTAACACCGGACACAAGAGTAAATTATCAGCTTGTACCAAGTTGAAATATTACATAGAATCAGATAAAATGAAGCTTTATAGTAAAAATTTGATCTCCGAAATAAAAACTTTTGTTGCCAAAGGCCCTAGCTTTGCTGCCAAGGAAGGCGAAACAGACGATCTAGTTATGGCAACAATATTATGCGTTAGAATTGTAGAGCATTTAATGCGCTATGATGAAGCAACATGGAATTATTTGGTAGAAAGAAGCAGTGATGACTTCATTACCCCCATGCCTATCGGGGTATTATAAGACTAAAATTGGTAAATACAGTATGGCTATAAATTACAATACAGTTGCGGGCGAGCTTTTCAATCAGTTAGTAGGAACTGGTAATAATCTACAGGTTTTTGACGACACCGGAAAGCGCACTTTGAACGCAGAAGATGGTAGAAAATTTTATAGTAAAAATAATAAAATGTTGGTTTCTATAGATGAAGAAGCTAATACTATTCAGGTTAAATTTGGTCCCAGTTCTAATAAGGGTTTAGTTGATAAATTTGTTAATACTTTAAAGGACAGAGATAACGGAATAGCAAAAAAATATATTTTAGGAGTGGATGTTATGCCTTACAGTAATAAGGACATTGAGCCAAAAAATTTAATGGCAGAATCTTTGAGTGCCGCAATGGGTAGTGTAAAAACTAGCTATCAGCAAACAGAAGGTGCAAAATTAATTATACGACACAATACCCCAGTTAACGAAGAAATTCGTGGTAGTCGTAGTCGCCATATCAAGGCCTTGTTTATTGAAAACAGTCAAGGTGAACGTTTTAAATATCCTTTTAAACATCTACTAGCCGCTCGCACAATGACACAGCACGTGGCAGAAGGCGGAACTCCCTACGATGAACTAGGCAGTAAAATTGTTAGTTTGAGCGAAGAACGCGAACGCTTGTTAAAAGTTGCTAGTTATATCAAAAGCAACGGCCTACAAGAACAAGCAGGCGATATTGGATCTGTGGTTAAGAATCGTTTAGATGAAATCAAATCTGTGTTAAACAGATACAATCCAGATACGCTACGTAAAGATGTTTATGAAGATGACGCTTCGGAAGTTGAATCACTAAAAGAACGTTTGACAAAGAATGTATTTGATGAAAGCATACAAGATATATTGCCTAAATTAGGTGGTTACATCAAGGCATACAATCAGCGTCAAGCCGCTCAAGAAAGTTTTAACACATTGCAACAACGAGTCGAAATGGCAGAAAGTATTGCAGTTAGTTCGTTACCAGACACAGAATTGTTAGACGTTATGGTCTATGAAAGTCCAACAGTAAGTACCACCGAATTAATCAACATGGTATTGCCAGTGTTGGAAGATGAAGAGTTGAAAAACAACATCACCGCAGTTAACCAATATGTTCAGGAAGGTCTATTAGATGCTAGTCAAGTAGAAAACCTAACTAGAAGCATTATTGGTAAGGCCGCAGTTGCCGAAGCTAGTTTGAAGAGTGTAATGGCAAGTTTATCTTCAACCAAAATTTTGGAATCGGCGTTCAATAAATATTCGGTAAAACAAGTCTTACAATAAAAACTGATTGGCAAAATAAATACTTGTGTAGCAGGCAATAGTCTGTTATACTACGTTCACTAGATGAGAGTATCTAGTGTTCCAGGCAACTAAATTGGTTAAACCCTGGCATTTTTTAAAGGAAAAAACTATGGCTACAACATTAGCAGAAATTCGCGCAAGACTACTTGAGCAAGATAACCGTACCAGCGGTAACAAACAAGGTGGCGGCGACAACGCTATCTTCCCATTCTGGAATATCCCAGAAAATTCAACAACAACTCTTCGTTTCCTTCCAGACGCAGACGACACAAACACTTTCCCATGGCGTGAACGCCAAATGATTCGCTTGGAATTTGCCGGCGTTAAAGGCGGCGATGAAAGCAAACGTGTAACTGTTACAGTCCCTTGCATGGAAATGTGGAAAGAAACTTGTCCTATCCACGCAGAAATTCGTCCTTGGTTCAAAGACAAATCTTTGGAAGACCTAGGTCGCAAATACTGGAAAAAGAAATCTTATATTTTCCAAGGCTTTGTAATTGATACCAAGCTCCAAGAAGAAAACACTCCGGAAAATCCAATTCGTCGATTCATCTTGAATCCCAGCATCTTTAACATTGTTAAAGCGGCATTGATGGATCCAGAAATGGAAAGCCTATTCACTGACATTGAAAACGGCACAGACTTCCGACTAACAAAGACTACAAAAGGTCAGTACGCAGACTACACAACTTCTAACTTTGCACGTCGCGAACGTGGTTTGAATGAAGTTGAACGTGCATCAATTGAACAATTTGGTTTGTTTAATTTGAATGACTTTATGCCTAAGAAACCAACTAAAGAAGAAGTTGATGTCATTTATGATATGTTTAAGGCCAGTGTAGACGGAGAACTATATGACCCACAACGCTGGGGTCAATACTTCAAACCAGCAGGTGTAAGTTTTGGTAACAATACTGCACCTACTGCTGACAGCGACGATACTCCTGCTCCAGTGGTAAGTCGTTCTGCTCCAGCGGCCAAACCTACTGTGGTTGCAGAAGATGATGAGTCACCATTTGATGGCGGTAGCACTCCTGCTCCGAAAAAGAATGTTGAAGACATTCTTTCAATGATTCGCAATCGCAAGCAATAAACAAGGCTTGGGCCTCTGCAATAATTAACCGGTCAATGGTTATTGTACGCCCAAGTTTTCTATGCTTAAAAAAAGATTATTATCAAAAAGTAGGGAATATCCAATGACACTACCAGACGAAAGATATCGTGCTGTAATATGGGCAGGAAAGTTTTTACAAGAACTTGCTCATGATACTAAAAAGTATCCTAGAATCTCCAAGGCAGTTAGGCGTGAAGCCTATAGCATTGGTAGGCACTTTCCATCTGATTGGGATATGAAACGTGCCGCAGATGGTTCGCCTGAAGTTTTTCAAGAACGAATGGAACCATTGACAAGGATGCTGGAAGTATATAAAATAGAACAAAAGGAAGAACAACATGGCAACAGCTAAACAAGTAAACAAACTTGGTGACAAGTTAACAAAAGTAAATGAATCATTCACTATCAATCGCTATGACAACGGCTTTATGGTAGAAGCAGGTGGTCGCAATAAAAAAGGCGACTATGTCAACGCTAAAATCTTGTGCAATACACTAGATGAAGTCCTTGCATTAGTCAAGGAAGCCGGCGAGATGGACTTAGACGTTTAAAGGATATACAATGACAAAACCATTTGACGTAAGTAAATTTAGAAAAGAAATCACTAAGAGCATTGAAGGCCTTAGTATTGGTTTTAACGATCCCACAGACTGGATCTCAACAGGCAACTATACACTAAACTATTTGATCAGCGGCGACTTTTTCAAAGGCGTACCCATGGGCAAGGTCACTGTGTTTGCTGGAGAATCTGGCGCAGGCAAAAGTTATATCTGCTCGGGCAACCTAGTTCGTCATGCACAGGAACAGGGCATTTATGTTGTGCTCATTGACACAGAAAACGCACTGGACGAAGCGTGGCTACACGCCTTGGGTGTTGATACTAGCCAAGACAAATTGCTTAAACTAAACATGGCCATGATTGATGATGTGGCCAAGACTATTACAAAGTTTGTCTCGGACTACCGAGCAATGAACGAAGACGATCGTCCTAAGGTCTTGTTTATCGTAGATAGTTTGGGTATGTTGTTAACTCCCACAGACGTTAATCAGTTTGAAGCAGGAGACTTAAAAGGTGACATGGGCCGTAAGCCTAAAGCACTTACAGCACTAGTTCGTAATTGTGTTAACATGTTTGGTAACTTAAACATTGGTATGGTTTGTACAAATCACACTTATGCAAGTCAAGACATGTTTGATCCAGACGACAAGATCAGCGGTGGCCAGGGCTTTATCTATGCAAGTAGTATTGTTGTTGCTATGCGTAAGTTAAAACTTAAACTTGACGAAGAAGGTAACAAGACTACAACAGTTAACGGTATTCGTGCTAGTTGTAAAATTATGAAAACTCGGTATGCTAAACCTTTTGAATCAGTTCATGTACAGATTCCTTATGCAACAGGTATGAGTCCTTATAGCGGCTTATTTGACTTGTTAGAAGAACGTGGATCGTTGAAACGTGAAGGTAACAGTTACATTTATACAACCAAAGACGGCGAAATTATGAAGGCCATGCGTAAAGGATGGACCAACGAACTGTTGGACAAAGTTATGGCAGACATCATGCTGAGAGATTTGACAGCAGATGTAAATACAGCAACCGAAGTTGAGGAGAGTGTAGATGTTGCATGATGATGAAGTAAATCTTATTGTTGATGTATGGTCTAGTATTAAGACCTATGTTGACAAAAAAGAACGCTATGAAGCCGCTAGTACTTTGCTACGCACACTGGAAAATCATTATGAGATGGATAGTGTCAGCGAAGAACTATTAGGCAATGATAGTGTATTAGATGCTGTGATCAAAGATTTGTATGTTGTCGACGATATTGTCGACGATGAAGATGATTACAGTGAAGATAACTACGACAGCGACTACGACGAATGAGCGATTGGTACAGGATTGTCACAGCAGACTTGTCCAGGTTACCTGATTCAATCGTTTGGTATGAACAGCAATTACTAGAAGCCCGAAAGGAAGTAAGCCTTAAGGGCAATCTAGAAATGAATAGCCGCCTTATGCCAGGCGTAGTTGAACATAGGTTTAATCAGCTACAAGAAATTGAAGCCACCTTAGAGTGGCTCAATATTCAATTGCGTAAAAAACGTAGTGAAGTATTTCGAAAGTACACTGAAAATTATAATAGAGCGTTGACTAGTAGAGACGCTGAAAAATATGTAGACGGTGATGCCGAAGTTGTACAGTGGCAATTATTAATCAATGAGTTTGCCATGATAAGAAACAAATTCCTGGGTCTCATGAAAGCAGTAGATAGTAAACAATTTCAAATCAACAACATTACCAAATTGCGTGTTGCAGGTATGGAGGATACAACTCTTGGATAAAGTAATACGAGATGGAAAAGTAGCAGTACTTTATAGTCCTGGATATGGCGCCGGCTGGTTTAGTTGGCACAACAACATTGACTTGGTCTATGATCCTAGAATAGTTCACTATGTTGAAACCGGCGAGAAAGAATTGATTATTAGTTACGTTGAAGAAATGTACCCCGACACATACTGCGGTGGAGTTGAAGACTTAGAAATCGAATGGATGCCAGAAGGAACTCGTTTCAGAATCAACGAATACGACGGCAATGAAAGCATCGAATACGAGCAAGATGTTGGCTGGAATGTTGCTTAAAACCAAAGTATTACTTTTCCAATAATCACCAAAATTTGACAGAAATTCACTCCTGCGCTATAATAATGGCATAGTGTAACAAAACAGGAGTTGATATGTCCAAAGAAATCAAAATTAAAGTATTCGGCGACTCTGGTCATGCTTGGGCCCGTTTCCCTAAAGCTCGCTTGGTTAAACTTGGTATTGCTGACAAGATCACTCCTTACAGTTATCAAAATGGTGCTAATGCCTTTTTGGAAGAAGACTGTGATTTGTCCACACTGATTAACACTTTACAGGCTCAAGGTTTTAAGATTAAATTTCAAGAAAGTTATACCAACAAACGAAGCAAGATTCGTAGTTATAACTCTTATAGGGTTTGATATGGGTTGGATAGTTTATAACAAAGAAACCGGCCGAGGAGAACGGTATTACAAAACTGAATCCGTAGCCAAGTCACAGGTTACTCGCCATAACAAAGAAGTAGATTGGCGTGGTGTGCGAGTATCTGAATGGGCACATTGTTCATACCTTGACTATGAAGGTATTCTAATGGGAATGGATAATTCTACTTGGTGCATGTGGAAATTCTTCCAGCATGGAAAATTTGCCAATAATTGACTGAAATTGGTTTTGGTGTTATAATTAATACTTAGAAACAAGGAGTTGGCAATGGGTTATCGTGTTATGAATTCTGTGGACAATATGCGTGAAAAATATACTGCCCGCAAAGGCTTGGAAGGTCCTTTCAACTACGATGGTCGAGTTCTTTACTACGATCCAAAAGAAGGTGCCTACTACGATCCGACCACAGACTTCTATGTGGAGAATGATGAGTTGGCTATCATAATGAAAATGTCAAACGTCTAAGGAGCTGTCATGGACTTTGCTATTAAGATTATCAAAGATGTCGGTGAAGTTGGCATTGACACAGAAGCCAGTCCTGGCAACGGCCGTTTCTATGTTAAACTTTATGATGGCTCATATGATGCCGCGGGGTTTGAATCTCTTGAAGAAGCCCTGGCAGAGTTGGAATTCACCAATAATTGACTGAAATTGGTTTTGGCAGTATAATACATATATCAAAACAAGGAACAGATATGTTGGTAGAACAATTACAATCAGTTTACTACAATGAACGTCATGGTGGTCCATACGATCGCGGCCAAGCAGACAGCTACTATGGTCGTGAATATAATCCACACTATTTTACCGGCGACAGTTATAACAGCACTCGCATCGAGTTGGTGGATATGAGTGTCCAAGAAATTCTAGCATACACCGCAGGCTATCGAGACAACGAAGCCAACGGCAATAAGAAAGATTTTGATTGACAATAAATACCAAATAATGCTATAATAGCATTTATTGGAAAAAGAATATGAAACAAGTAAACAAGCTCATCGTTAAAGTGCCACGCACCAAGCGCCGTGCTGATTTCTTGTTCCATAGTGGCGAATTCCGTAGTCAGTCAGTGCCTAGTGCCAAATTGTACAATCGTAAAAAATTGGAAAAATTTGGTAAAAAAGATATTGACACAAATGATTGAATTTGCTACAATAACGGTGTACAGACGTTCTGTACAATTTTTACACACACAGAGGAAAATGTAAAATGGCTACTTCTAAACTTTTTAAAGTTATCGGTAAATCTAACCTTAATGGCAAGGTTAAAGTTCGTTTCGCAAACGATATGACCCGCGTTAAAGTGTTGATCAAAAATGGTCACACTGATGTGGACTTGTATGAGCTTCCTGAAGCTATGACCAAGGACGCGGCTCTTGCCCATGTTCGTGCAACTAATTTGTTTGTACTCCCCGAGTCAGTTGAAACGTCTGCAGAAGACGTTGTTGCCGCATCTAAGTAATTAGACAGGGTAAACGACAACAGGGGCCTAGCCCCTTTTGTCACTGTCAAAATTCATCAAAAATTGACAAAAATCCCAGAAATTCAGGCTATTTTAAGTTAGTGTATACTAACTTATTAAATACCCAAAAATAGACAGAAATTGGCGGCCCTGCTATAATACATGTATGGCGGCAGGAAAGCAATTTCTAGCAAATAACAATAAAAACCAAAAATAACAATAATTGACAGAAATTGGTAGCCCTGCTATAATACTTACATAGTTAAACGAAACAGGAGTTTTGCAAATGGCACAAGTTACAGTTTTGCGTGGCGAGTATCGCGGTGTTACAGTTAAGAATCAAACATTCCGTTTGGTAGCAGACCTTAAGCAAGGTACCAAAGGTAATTTTGTTACAGTTGAAGATGATGGCTCATTGGGTTATCCCGGCAAAGCTATCCGTATTAAAGTTAAAACAATGGAGGATATTACTATGTCAGGTACCAGTGTAGCAGACATGTCAGACAGCCAACGTCGTCAGGCTAACAAAGATGACGGCAATGTATTTTCGTTGATGACTCCCAAAGAGCCAGAAGTGTACGCAGAAAGCGAAGAAGCCGCTATCCAACGTATTCGCGAACGTTTCGACATCTTGGATCAAATGGCAGAAGGTACTACGTCAGGTGCAGTTCGTGCAATGATTGTCAGTGGCCCTCCAGGAGTTGGTAAGAGCTTTGGTGTTGAACGAGTGTTGGAACAGGCCGCGCTCTTTGACAAGATGGCCAACCGCAAAGCTCGTTTTGAAGTTGTTAAAGGCGCTATGAGTGCTATTGGTTTGTACTGCAAATTGTATCAGTTCAGTGATGCCAACAATGTACTGGTGTTCGACGACTGTGACAGCATCTTGCTTGATGACCTGAGCTTGAACATTTTGAAAGCGGCCTTGGACAGTTCTAAGAAACGTACTATTTCTTGGAACACAGATTCTAGCATGTTGCGTCGTGAAGGTGTGCCAGATCGTTTTGACTTCAAAGGTAGTGTGATTTTTATCACCAACATCAAGTTCGAACATGTGCGTTCTAAGAAGTTGAAAGACCACTTGGATGCGTTGGAAAGCCGTTGCCACTATTTGGACTTGACCATGGACACCCAGCGTGACAAGTTCTTGCGTATCAAACAAATCGTTCAAGATGGTATGCTTGACAGCTACGATTTTGAAGATGGTGCATCCAATGAAATTGTTGAGTATGTATGGGAACAACGTGCTCGTCTGCGTGAGTTGTCATTGCGTACAGTTTTGAAGATTGCAGACCTGCGTAAAATGAGCGCAGGCAATTGGAAACGTCTTGCAGAGACAACAATTCTAAAACGTGCAGAAGTGTGCTAATTAATAATAAATCCCAATTAATTGATGTTAATTAGGATTTATGTTATAATACATACATGTTAAGCAATAAGGAATTGTATGAACTTGAAACTTACACTCACAGCACTGGCAGTAGCATCATTCGTAGGAAGTGTGCAGGCTCAGGTAGCCAATGCAGAAGCTAATGCTAAATCATCTTATCTTACTACAATTGGTGCCACTGCCGCTTGGAGTCGTGGCATCACAGGTAAAGGTTCTATTATTGCAGTCGTTGACCAAGGCTTTGCACTTGATCACACAGACATTAAAGGCAATCTTTTAGAAGCTAAAAACTTTTATCCAGGTACAGTTACTAATTGGGGCTTGCATGGCACAGAGATGGCCAGTATTGCCGGCGGTGTTGCTAACAATTCGGGTACAGTTGGTGTTGCACCCGATGCCAAACTTTTATTGGCACAGGTTGGTAGTGGTGGCACCACTACAGGTGTTAGCATGGCATCAGTGTTGCAGGCAATGACTTGGGCAGACAGTAAAGGTGCCACAGTAATTAATTTGAGTCTAGGTGCTACTTATGATGCCAATTTTAAAGCTGGCACTACTATGATGGCTCCTGGAATTTATCGAGCTGACCCGCGCTATACAAACACCAGTACCGGAGCAATGGCCAGTGTTTTTGGTAACAAAATTTCTGACATTAACGCATTTGCAACAGCAACAAGATCATCAGTGATCGTTGCCAGCGCAGGCAACAGCGGTACAGGCTATGCACAATTTCCAGGTGCATTTGCTACACAGACAGATGCCAATGGTAATTTATTGTTAGGTGGTCGTGTACTAATTGTTGGTAATGTTAAGGGTGATGGTAAGGGTGGTTGGGTAATGGATGCTAGTAGCAACCAAGCTGGTAGTATCTGTTCTAACATTGTTGCCAATGTATGTCAAGACAAATACTATGTCAAAGACTTTTATGTTGTAGCACCGGGTAGTAGTATCTGGGGTGCAGTACCAGACCAAGCTCGTAGCACAGCAGGTATTTCTTCTAATATTACAAATGGTGCTGGCGGTGTTAGTGGTACAAGCCCAGCGGCCGCAGAAGTCAGTGGCGGTATTGCATTGATGCATCAGGCATGGCCACAGCTCAAAGCAAGTCAGTTGGTACAAGTTGTTTTGAATACTGCTACGTCTTTGGGTGACAGTAATGTCTATGGAAAAGGTATGGTGAACTTTGACAAGGCCACACAGCCTTATGCAGACATCAAATACTCTAAGGCAGCACTGACTTCGGGTACACCAGTTGGCGGTACAGCATTAACTGCCACAGGTGCTTCGTTGAGCATTAACTCTCTGCGATCCAGCACCGTGTTAGCCAATGTCCAAGTAGTTGATGGTATTAACAGAAACTTTACCTCCGACTTTACTAAGGCCATGGGCGTTAGTAATCCCGCTAACAGTTTGTATACCAGTCCTTACTTGGCAATAAATGCTATTAACTATCGAGAATTTGCAGTTCCTTATGGTAAAGATACTGTATTAACTTTCATGCAAAGTCAAAATGGTTTTGCCAGTCAAGTCGACACAGCATATGGCAATGGTAGATTGCAACTACAAGTAGGTGCAATGACTGAACAAAATGGTTTTTTAAACAACTATGGCTCGGGCTTGTTAGGCATGGGTAATAGTAACACTACATACGCAATGGTGGGCGGTTCAACACCAATTACTGGAAGTGTGGATTTGATTGGTAGTTATGGTCTTGGCATTACACGAACAAGTAATGCACAAGACAGTATGCTGGCATTGAGTTCAACTATTATCAGCGACACTTGGAAAGTTGGTCTAGCTAAGAAAGATATCTTCTTCAGCGGTAAGACCAAGGATCAAGTAACTTTTGCAGTACAAGGTCCAGTATCTGTGCGTCGAGGTTATGCAGACGTGACAGCAGTTACAGGCTACACTTATAGTGGCGCCGATGATAATGTAACAGCTAGTCCAACATCAACCACAGAACGTGTTAATCTTGCCAACAATACTAGACAAACTGATTTGGTGTTAGGCTATAATGTCAGTGTTGGCAATACAACTTATGCAGGCATCAACTTTGCTCGACAGTTTAACGTCGGTGGTATGTCAGGTCAAACAGGTAATGCTGTTGGTGTTATGGTTCGTAGTGTATTCTAATTCAAAAGGTGTATATGAAATTTAAATCTATATTTGTTGTTCTAGCCGTTGCAGGCATTATTGGAAATTTAGGCGGATGCGCTTTTGCACAACTTAAAACTAATCCTGATGAATATAAAGTTATTAGGCCTTACGGAGTTAAAGAACCTACTGCCACAGTAATTCTTGCTCATGGCTGTGATGGTTTTTCTTACAGCAAAGGCTACGGATATCGTCGACGGGCCAATGCTATAGCGCAAACAGATAACTATAATGTTGTGCTATATGATGCATTTACTCCACGTGGTTGGAAATATGATGAAGTGTGTACAGGCGACCGCGGAGCAGGTGCCAATGCAGTTCCTCCTTATCTTCGCATTGAAGATGCTAAACAAATTGCTCAATGGATTCAGCAACAACCTTGGCACAAAGGAAAGATTTCTTTCATTGGTTACAGCCATGGTGGAAGTGTGGCAATGGCACTGGCCAATGACGAAGAAGCCAGTAAGTTAATTAGTTCTGCGGTTGCTTACTATCCTAATTGTGATGAAGGTTATATTAGACACAGTACAGGCCGTCCACTGATTCCTACTATGGTTCATATGGGCGAAGCTGATGTGTGGACACCGCCAGCCGCTTGTTTGCGTTACAAAGATCGACCAAACTACGAAATGTTCTTGTATAAAGATGCCACCCATGCATGGGATGCACAGTCGAATTTTACAGCTATTGGTCGGTGGCAAATTCGATACAACATGGATGCAGAAGCTTTGGCAGAAAAACGCACCAACGAATTTTTCAAAAGAACATTAAACTAATTATTTAGAACTGTTAATAACAGAAGGAAAACAACATGGCTTCACTATCTAAGACCAAACTTAAAGAACAGCGTATTGCCAAATATTTGGCACAGTTTGCTACTAGGTTTGAAATGGAAGATTCGTATATCGATCTTCGTACAATGGCGGAAAACTTTCCTAACGGCATTATTCCAAATAAAGCCATTGGCGAAGCTGTAGCGGCCGTACTTGGACCTTCACTTATTCCTAGATTGTCTATTGACCCGCAGTTACTTAATGTTCCTAAGTTTGCATGGGTGTCTATGGACGATATTGCCATTAACCCACGTTTCCAGCGTGACGTTATGCCAAATCATATTGCCAAGATTGAGTCATTGTTTAAAGCAGAGACTATTATTGTGCCCTGTGCTATTAAAGATCCGGTGTCAGGCAAATATTTGTTCTGGGACGGCCATCACACCACACGAGTTTGTGAACGTCAAGGATGGACTCATATGCCTTGCTGGTATACAGAAGCACAAATTGACGACACACATTCTGTGGAAGAAGCAACAAAGATTTTGATTAGTCATGCTGGCAATAGTATGATTACTATTAACAAGAGTGGCAAACGTGAATTAAGTTTGTATGACGCACATATGATCGGCGTTGACTGCGGCCACGCTGAGCCAGTTGTTATCCAAAACATCTGTGATGCCAACAACGTTCGTGTACGTAAAGCAAGTTCAAAAGCCGGAGACATTAGTCACATCAACCATTTATATGGTGCATACGGTCTTGTACAATCTAGTTCAGGTATTAAAGGTATCTATCTTGCTCGAGCATTGCGTTTCTGCCGTGCTACTTGGCCTAAAGAAATTATTCAACCCATTGTTATGTTCAGCATGGCACGACTGTATCAACATACGGAAATGCAAACAGGTGTATTGTTACCAACAGCATTTGACGACGAGCTTGGTACTATCCTTAAGAAGAAGTACGGACCTGCTGAAGTCGTGCATGACGAACAAACTGGTTTTAAAGCTCAATTCATTCAACAATTTGGTTCGCTAGCTGGTCACCCGGAAGTTGTTACCAGTGGTTTAATCCTCACCTACAATAAACATGGCAAAGGCGGATTCAAACTTGCTCAGCCCGAAGCTACCTATCCTGTAAAATGATCAAAGACTATATTCTTTACTTTAAGAAGTGTCCGGGAGTCACCGATCCTAAACATTTCAAAGTAGGCATTGCACAATTAGCCACTGCTCGTTCGCGACTTGCTACATATCAAAATGCTGTAGGACCCGTATGGGAAGAAAGTTTTATGCTAGTATGGGTTGGAGACGAAAATCAAATTCGACTAGCTGAAAAAGCATTTAAACGTTTCTTCAAAGATAAAATCTCAAGTGCAGAAGCAGGACTCAGCGAATGGATATGTAATGTAACCTTAGAAGAATTACTAGAGTATATTACTGAACTTAGGGAAGAACATTTTATTAAATTCATTGATGTACCGAAAAAATTTCTTCCGTTGACCATGCCACTGTGCGAAGATCTTGCGTTATGGTATGAAGACAATAGACCTGCAGAAGAAATTTAATTAAAATGAACAAATTAAGCAACCTTTAAGGTTGCTTTTTTGTGGCTGTATATGCTATAATTGTTCTATGACATCATGTACAATACATATTAAAGACGAAGTCAATATTAAAGTAAGTGGCTTGGAAGTTAGCACAAGACGCAAGATAGAAAAAGAACTAAAATATTTTATGCCTTATGCCTATCATGTTCCGGCATATAAATTAGGTCGATGGGATGGTTGTGTAAGTTATTTTAGTTTGGCTGGCGCTTCTTATTTTAATCTGCTAGATAGAATTTTACCTCATTTGGTAGATGATGGTTATCAAATTGACATTGATGATCAACGACCCATGCATAACTTTGCTTTTCCGGAAGTGTGCGAAACTACACATAGTCAGCATGTTTGGCCCAAAGGGCATCCAAAAGAAGGCGAACCCATTGAGCTAAGAGATTATCAAGTAAATGCTATCAATCAGTTCTTGACTAACTTACAATGTGTGCAAGAGATTGCCACAGGCGCAGGTAAAACGTTGATGACTGCTACAATGAGTAAATGCGTAGAACCATATGGCCGTAGTATTGTTATTGTGCCTAATAAAGATTTGGTTAGACAAACAGAATCGGACTATAAGAATTTGGATTTAGATGTAGGCGTATACTTTGGCGATAGGAAAGATCTTAATAAGACTCATACAATTTGTACATGGCAAAGTCTTAACAGTTTACAAAAGAGATTCAAAGACGGAGAAAGTCCCATGAGTCTAGAAGAATTTGCAGATGGTGTGATAGCAGTTATTGTAGACGAAGTTCACCAAGCCAAAGCAGATGTATTAAAAGCATTGCTCAGTGGTGCATTTGCCAATGTGCCTATCCGTTGGGGACTAACAGGAACTATACCTAAAGAAGATTTTGAGCAAATTGGGTTAGTGGCTTGCATAGGAAATGTGGTAAATAAAATAGCCGCCAGTGATCTTCAAGACATCGGTGTGCTGGCAGATTGTCACGTTAATGTTATACAACTACAAGATACTGTAGAATATAATACATACCAGGAAGAACTTACATACTTAACAACCAATACTCGTCGTGTTGATTTCATCAGTAACTTTATCGAACGATTAAGTGAAAGTGGAAACACATTGGTATTAGTTGATAGAGTTAAATGCGGGGAAATGATCTGCGAACGTTTAGGCGACAAAAGTGTATTTGTCAGCGGATCAATGAAATCAACAGACAGGAAAGATCATTACGATGAGATTAGCGTATCGGATAAAAAGATTATTGTGGCGACTTATGGTGTGGCCGCTGTGGGTATTAATATTCCTCGTATTTTTAATTTGGTTCTTCTGGAGCCCGGAAAAAGCTTTACTAGAGTTATCCAAAGCATTGGACGGGGTATTAGACGAGCTCAAGATAAGGACCATGTAAACATCTGGGACTTAACATCCAGTGCAAAGTTTAGTAAAAAGCATCTGACGGTGCGTAAAAAATATTATCAGGATGCCAAGTATCCTTTTAGTATCGAGAAAGTAAAATATTAATAATGAATATATTAACAGTAGATAACACAGCATTTGAATTGAATCAACTGCCGGATGAAATCGAGGACTTGCGGTACGGGGTATTAGATTGGAGCGATCCTAAAAACGTTGACTATCATTTTGTGCCTTTGATTTTTATGGAAACTTTTCATGCACCTGCCGCAGTATTGAAAATCGGAGAAAATGTTATTCAAGTTCCTTTAGATTGGCACGTGGTAATAGGAGAGTCGGACCATGGCGATCCTGAAGTGTTGCCCATTATGCATATCAATGATAGAGGATTTAGTGCCTTTGTGTTTAATCCTATTAGCAGTTTTAGAATTGAATTTAGGCCTATTGAAATTATTAATGTGTTCCAAGATGTTAGATGGTTTACACCAAAACTTAAATATGGACATATCTTAGCAGTACCACTGACTGCTGGAGAAAAGCCAGTGTGTGCTTATTTTGTCAAAGAAACAAACAAACTTCCAGAAGTCCTAGACATTTCTAAAATATATTAATATAATATTACATGGCAACCAAACAACCAATGCTTGATATGTTTAAGCGTGTATTACCCGCTATAGACACACGACAAAAAGATTTTTACGAAAATCTATCTGCTGATGAACGTAAAGGATTTAGTCCATGGTTAGTTCAGCGATATCTAAGTAGTGCAGAAAGCCCCAGTCAAGAAATAATCGAACATTACTTAATAATGACCAATGAATTAGTCAATGTTAATTACAGCGATATAAAAGATCCTGAAATGATTTGGAAGTTAATGACCATTGTAGGTGTTGGACGTAGTATGAAGCATCCCTATGTTGCACCCGGCAAAGGTAAGAAGAAAAAACAAAATGCTTTTAAAACTTGGTTAAAAGATTTATATCCTCATCTGGATGATCAAGAACTAGATATCTGGATATCAAACATGAACAAAGAATCTGCTCGCAATATGCTAGAACAGTTTCATATTAAAGACAAAGACATTATCACCGCTGCCAATGAGCTATAATTGCAAATATTGTAACAAAGCCTTTGCCAAAGAATCCACACTGATGTCTCACATGTGTGAACAGAAGCGTAGACATTCGGCCAAAGACGATAAACAAAATCGTATAGCATACCAACTATGGTTAGAGTATAGACGCTTGAGCATGGCCAATGTTAAAAAAGACAAACCATATGATGATTTCGCGGCCACTAGATATTTTGGTGGTTTCATGAAACTGGCAAAACGTATTATAGATCTAAACATTAAGCCACCAGAAGATTTCTTAAAGTTTATTGTCATGAATAGTGTTAAGATGTCGGACTGGTGCAAGGATTTTGTCTACGAAGAATATATTAAAAATATGTTGAAACACGAATCAGTTGATAGAGCAACCGAACGTAGTATTTTACATATGAAAGATTGGGCCGAAAGTTGTAACTGTAATTGGCAAAATTATTTTCAAGAGGTACCGACCTTAGTGGCTGTACGAGACATTAAGATGGGTCGTATAAGTCCATGGTGTACCTTTGCCACAGATCAAGGAAGTAGATTGATTGACAGGTTAGATGAGACATTAGTCAAAGAACTTGTTGATTATATAGAACCTACTTCTTGGAGAGTGCGTGTCAAACGTCATGCACAAGACGCATCTTGGATACAAGATGTTTTTAATCAAGCGGAAATAAAATGAAACAATACTCTGAACGTCAAGTACCTGCATTACTCAACAAAAATATTCAAGAAAACTCATTGAAAACGCTGAGTGTCGATCTAATGGAAGTAGTAGTAAACGGCCAACGAGCAGTAGTACCCACAGCCGAAGCGTATAGTAGATTAGTATCAAAAATTGCAAAGCTAGAACAAAAAGTAGTAAATATAGAAAATAAAGCCGGACAGGCTTTAAGAAAAGCCTATGAATAAAAAAGTACCTTCTATAAATTCAATCTGGACCAGTTCAAATTCTGACAGATTTAAAGTCACTGATTTACAAGAAACCGAAGCTGGTCAGTTTATCTATTATACTCGACTATCAGATAATACCGTGTACTCTTGTCTAGTAGAAGCATTTTTAAATAGATTTGTAGAACACGTTAACTAAAAGTAAACTAAATGAAAAACATAATTTTACTAGTATCTTTTTTGTTTCTTAACACGGTGTTTGCCAAGTCAGCTCCACAGGGACATCCATCAATTTTTTTATATAATCAAACAGCTAATCTAGTAATGATAGGCGACAACTCCAAAGAAGTTAGATCTATTGCCAGTATCAGCAAGTTAATGACTGCCATGGTTGCCTTAGACTATAGTTTGGACATGGATAAGAAATTATCCATGTACGACAAACTGCGTAGTCAATTACCTTCAAAAGAGAACACGAGATTGGATGTATTGTCTGCTATGCTTATTCGCAGTGACAATGCATCTGCTGAAACAATAGCATCTGATTATCCCGGAGGTCGAGAAGGTTTTCTACGAGCAATGAATCAAAAAGCCAAAGATCTTGGCATGGTTAATACGAGATTCATGGATCCTTCAGGTCTTAGTGTTTTTAATACAAGCACAGCTGAAGAAGTTGCAATAATGATGAAAGAAGCAACAAAATATAATATGATTGCCAAATTAACAACCACACAGGAACAATCATTTGATGTCAAATATAAAAACAAGATTAAAACAGTTACATTGGTTAATACCAATAAATCAATACTCAGTGAGTTTCGTAGTGTTGTTGCAAGTAAGACAGGACTGACCAATGCCGCTGGCTGGTGTGTGGCCATGACAGTGGAAAATAAAGATCAGGTATACACATTGGTTATACTAGGTTCAAAAAATAAGAAAATTCGTTTGGCAAAAGTAGAAGAACTAATGTATAATAACATATTAGAAAAGGAAGATCGTGGTAACCACAGACGTTGACATTGATTTCGCAGACAGAGAACAAGTTTTAAAATTGTTTTCTTGTGTTCCGGCCATGCAAAAAGATGGAGCAACACAGCGTAAACATAACACAGGAGTTTATTTTCATAATGTTCCTGTAAATCCTTTTACTGGCTTAGCCACGTTAGACTATAAGACTGCCGAAGAACAAGGCTGGTTTAAAATAGACTTGTTGAACGTGGGCATCTATAGTCAGTTCACCGACAATGCTCAAATAGATCTGTTACTGGAAAAAGAACCAGTTTGGGAATTACTTGAACACGAAGATGTTATCAAAGAGTTATTCCACATACACAATCATGCAGACATTGTTAAAAAGTTAAAGCCACGTAGTGTAGAACAACTGGCCGCTGTCTTGGCAGTTATACGTCCAGGTAAGAGACACTTAATTTATAAAACTTGGCCGGAGATAGAAAAAGAAGTATGGGTTAAGACAGATGATTCTTATAGTTTTAAGCGTAGCCATGCCATCGGCTATGCCACGGCTATTATGTTACAGATGAATCTTTTAGTTTACGGTATTGATAGTGGCAAGTCTTAAAAAATTAAATAATTTTATATAGATCCAACCTATATCAAGCTCAAACCAACGACGACTAAATTTAGCACTAGCTGGTGCTAGATGATGATTGTTGTGCAGTTCTTCGCCGCCTATCCACAGAGCAATAGGAACAATATTTTTACTAGAGTCTCTGGTTTCACCATTGCGATAACCAAACCAATGTCCCAGTCCATTAATAACGCTGGCCGCCCAGAATGGAATCCACAGCATCTGTGTTATCCATATGAGCAGTCCCCACCAACCAAATAACAGTACATTGATAGCCAGCATGATTAAAATTCCATAATGGTTATATGGAGTGTATAATTTTTTTTCAATCCAGTCGCTGGGTGTACCTTTACCGTATTGCAAAACTGTAGACGGATTTTTAGCTTCTAGATAGTAATAATATACTCCTCGAAAGAATATATTTCTAATGCCATGAACAATGGGACTATGTGGATCACCATCAACATCACTGAACCTATGATGTTTGCGATGTATTGAAACCCATTGTTTAGTGATCATACCTGTGGTCAACCATAGCCAGGCTCTGAAAAAATGTGATAAAATGGGATGGAATGTTACTGCTTTGTGTGCTTGACTACGATGCAAAAATAGTGTAACTGAAACAATAGTGATATGTGTTACAACAAGGGTATAAATTAGTTCTGTCATCACGTACTTAGCTTAAAATTTTTGAACTAGTTGTATTTGCCTACGTTTGATGCGTTTTGTGATAATATTTTGGAGACTAACGGGCGTACCTTGGATAATTTCGAAATCTTTGACATTATACGTTCTTAGATATGAACTGTACTTTTTAAATTTTGGACCGACAACTAGATTGATGGGTAATATACGATTACTACCCCACCACCATTCTTCTCCTAGCTCTAGGAATTCTTGTTTTTCCTCAACGGTTCGTATGTAGTTATAGACATAGATACTTACCACAGAATTAGTATAGTTTTGGATGATCCCGATTAATTCATCATCGCCCTGTTTGCATAAACTTAAAAACGGGAATTTTTCTATTATTTCGTCAAATGTAGCCATCTGACTTATTTAGCCCATAAATCAAATCAAATCAAAAAATATAAATATAGATATGAGCGACACAATACAATTACTATCATACCCACAGCGCACTATTCTAATAGAAGCCAGCGGTTACAGCGGAACAACTAATATGCCATTAAACACGTTAAGAAAAACCATTTACAAAGGCACAGATAATGTACTTGGTTTCGAAGTTAAAAATCAAGACAGAAAACCTGTGAGCCTTTTGGGCAAGGCTGTTATGATTAATATCATGCAGATCAGAACTGGTAAATTGCTAGTTCAACGTAGAGCCGAATTAGTCAAGGCAGAAAACGGAATCTTTGAAATTGTTATATTTGCCAATGATTTGATTGATTTAGATCCTGGCATTTATCAAATGAGTGCAGTATTGTTTAGCAAAGACGGCTTGGCTCAAGCATTATATACTAGTAGCAATCGTTCTGCCGCTTTAGAAATTGAATTAGTCGACGGCGCATATCCTATGTTTACTCCTAGTACTCTGGTTAGATTCACTCCTGTTTCAAATTATTTTGTAAGCCAACCAATACCCAGCAATATTTTAAGAAATGATTCCAGCGTAAATCACACGATCCAAGTAGTGACTACAAATTTTAAAGGCGAATTTTCTGTTAGAGGCACATTGGATTATACTGCATCTAGTATTAATTATTCTCCCATTGCATTTGATCAAAATGGCAGTTCGGTGATCACATTTGATGGCGTAAATCACGTACAGGGATTTAATTTTAATGGAAGTTTCCGTTGGATAATTGCTCAGTATACTCCGGCGGCTAATAACACCGGAACAGTTGACAAAGTACTATACAGAAGCTAAAATTGTAGGGTCATGATGGCCTTACAAACATTATTAAGAAGTAGAGTAAACGGAAGAACGGCACCTAATGGGTGGGTATCGTTCAATTGTCCAATGTGCGTTGTCAACGGACAGAGTAGACCAGACACAAAACATCGTGGCGGTCTGATATACAGTCCTGATGGTAGTGTAGGCTATCAATGTTTTAATTGTCATTATAAAACTGGATGGAGTCCAGGCTGGACATTAAGTTTTAAGATGAGAAAGCTTCTTAAAACTTTTGGCTTTGATGAAGCAGAAGTTCAGCGTCTAAATTTAGAAATACTTAGTCAAGCCGATGTTGAAACAATTAAACGACGGGAACCAGAACCTGCGTATGTTCCGAACTGGCCAAACTACGACTTTGAGTTTGATATTAAAGTACTTGAAGATCCAATTAAAATTTCTTATCTAGAAAGCAGACAACTGCTAGAACTTGCAACATGGTTTGAAACAGACAGTGAGATCATGTCCATGCATCGTCGGATTATTTTGCCTTTTACCTATGAAAATAAACTTGTAGGTTACACAGGCAGATTCATTGGCACCGCAGAAGAAGAGAAAAAATACGGCAAGTATAAAAAGAAAAGTCCTGTAAACTATGTCTATGGGTTGGATGCACAACGAGAACAACGTCAGTATGTTATTGTCTGTGAAGGAGAGTTTGATGCATTGTTGACCAGCGGACTTGCAATTGGTAGTAATAATATCAACGACAAACAAATTCAGTTGATAGAGGACTTAAATATAGAACCTATAGTGATCCCAGATAGAGATCGAGCAGGCCGCTTACTAGCAGAACAGGCCGCAGACTATGGTTGGAATGTAAGTTTCCCAGACTGGGAAGATTGCAAAGATGTGGGAGATGCTGTTAAAAAATATGGCAGAACATTTACTGTACATAGTATACTACAAGCGGCCGAACACAGCCCAACAAAAATTAGACTATTAGCAAGGAAACTAGGTGTATAATTATTGCGTGAGAAAAAATTGGGATTTAGGACAAGACACATCTGCTTGGTGGAACAATGTCTGTATATGGATGTTGGAAAATTATGGCGCACCCGGTGACAACTATATAACCGAGCTAAGTCATGAATACATGATTTTTAAATTTAAAGAAAAGGAACACGCAATGATTGCGGCATTGCGTTGGGGTAACGATAATGAGTGAAGAAGTAAAAGAATATAGTGCAGATCTACAAAAGCTATTTTTAGAATTTTTAATCAGCGACAAAGAACTGCTGAGCCGTTGTCAAAACGTTTTAGACGACACACATTTTTCTCGTAGTCTACAAGACACAGCAAAATTTATCAAAGAATATGCTGGCAAGTACAGCGATTGTCCTAGCGTGGACCAAGTTAAGGCAATCACGGACACAGATCTTAAATTAATTCCAAGTGAGGCACAAGCACACAAGGATTGGTTTTTAACAGAGTTTGAACAATTTGCCAGACACAAAGCATTAGAAAAAGCTATTCTTAAAAGTGCAGACTTATTAGACAAACAGCGTTACGGTGAAGTTGAAAAACTAATTAAAGATGCCAGTAACATTGGCTTGCCAAAGAGCTTTGGCACAGACTATTACGCAGACCCCATGGGTCGACTAATGTTACTCAAGAATCAAAATGGTGGTACTAGCACAGGCTGGAAGACCATTGACGAAAAGTTGTATGGTGGATTTAACAGAGGTGAACTGAACATCTTTGCTGGCGGTTCTGGTGCAGGTAAGAGTTTGTTCTTGCAGAACTTGGCACTGAATTGGAGTCTGCAAGGACTTAACGGAGTTTACTTTAGTCTTGAACTCAGTGAAGGTCTGTGTAGTATGCGTATGGATGCCATGCTTATGGGCATTGCTACCAAAGACATTTATAAGAACATCGATGATGTGGACCTTAATATTAAAATGAAAGGTAAGAAAGCAGGTAAGTTACAGATTGTGCAACTTACAGCAGGCATTACTGTCAACGATTTAAAATCTTGGATTAAAGAATTTCAGATTCAGCTCAATAGAAAAATTGACTTTGTTGTTGTAGACTACTTAGATTTAATGTCACCGGTATCTGTAAAGATATCTGCAGAGAATACTTTTATTAAAGACAAGTATGTTTCGGAAGAATTGCGAGCAATGGCAGTACAGGATAGATACTTGTTCTGTACTGCGTCACAGTTGAATCGCGGAGCCGTTGAAAGTGTAGAGTTTGATCATAGCCATATTAGTGGCGGCCTGTCTAAGATTCAAACAGCTGACAACGTCATCGGTATTTTTAATAGTATTACAATGCGCGAACGTCAACGAGTACAGTTGCAGTTTATGAAAACACGTAGCTCAAGTGCAGTTGGTACTAAGATTGAATTGGAGTTTAATACAACAAGTCTGCGTATCACAGACTTAGATGAAAATAGCGCAGAAGCACCTACTACTGCTAATGTTCTATATAATAATTTACAGCGTAAGGCAACACAACAAGATAGTAGTCCGCCAAAATCAGGAACATGGGAAAAAGCACAGCCCAAAGAAGGTTGGAGTTTAGATAAAAAACAAGAGCCCAGTGTTGGTATACGAACAATGGACTCTAATAATAGAATTAAAGATTTGTTAAAAAAGAGTTGATTATTTTAAACCGCGCATAGCAGGCGCAGTTTGATTATTCTCTGGTTCACCGGATTCTGGTTCAGCGGCGGGCTCTTTTGGTTGAGCAGTTGGACCAGCATTTGGCTCAGGCTTTGAACCTGCATTTAAATCGCTTTTTAGACGCTGGAATAGTGAATTGTCTTCTGCTACATAACGCAATACAATTTCTAGTAAATTTGTCAATGCCATTAACTGAGCGGGATTAGGTCGTTGATTCATATATAAACTACGAACACCGGCTCTCATAGCAGAAAATTTATCATCCGGTAACGCACCTTTAATACTGGCCAATCTAGACATAACTGTGGTAAAATTATCATCATTGATTTGACTAGTTGGTTCAGCGGCTTCGTCTTCGGCTATAGATCTAAGTCTATTCATGACATGACCCATGTCAAATCTTACGTGTGTGTTATTATCCATTAATTGGCTCCTCGTTAATTTATTTATCCGGATAAATAATTTTAAGGAAAATACATGGCTTATAAATCTCTATTAGAAGAAATCAATAGCATTGTCCCGTCCAAGGACAAAGAGCATTTTATTGAAAACAAGGCAATCAACATTATTGCTGGTACCAAATATTTGGTGGAATATATTAGAGAAAACTTCACTGTAGAAGAAAGTGACGATCTCTTGAAACGTTTGTTTAACAGTTTAAAAACAGGCGATGATTCTAAATTTAGACGCGGTATTAAACAAATTAAGGAAGCCAAAAATGCTAGATGATTTTGAACAAAGCGATCTACTAATAGAAAGCAGACAGTATAGAAGTACAGCCGGACGTAGATCTTTGGATCTACGCAAGGTTGCAGATTTTGCATTTGTGGACATGCTGAGTTTGTATATATTAAGTCATGAATATGAAACAGCACCTGTTAGTGCTAATTATGCAGAAAAAACAATAAGTTATAGAAACTTTACAAGACCTAGACTCAGCGGCACTGATCTATATGTTAGCCTTAACATACTAGCAGACCCCAAAGGATACTTTGGGCAAAGCATTGGGCAAAACCCAGATGCCGACGAAATATTAGCCAGCAAACTACGATTCAATTTACCTACAATTAAACGCTATTTAGAATTGTTGGGAGATCATCAGCTTAGAAGAGACGACGCCGCAACCTTGCTACTACGATTAGAGCGTCAACTAGTAATCAAAGACAGTAAACTTAAAAGTATGCGTAGACTAGCACAGGATTGGGAAGGCCTAAATTCCATGCAAAAACAAATATTAGTAACTAGAATGCTACAGTTTTATAAGCGTACAGCTAAACGTAGTGAATTGTCTGTGTTTTTAGAAGACATGGGTAAAACCAAGGGCTATATAATGAGCGGCGGCATTGATGCAGAATTAACTAATTTAGGTTATAAGAGCGCATTTGCCAGTGCCGTTGCAGGCGCTTTACCTGCCGCAGGCCTTATTGCTGGATACCATGCAGGATATCATTTAACAGGTCCGCGTAACCATCGATAATTGCGTAGATATTGTTACAGATGATAAATAAACTTAAGAAAACTAAGTTTTCGAAATAATATTTAGGAGAAATAACATGGCTTTAACACCATCAGGATACGCAAAACCATTCTCAGCAATTGGTCGCGACATTTTCGTTAAGACATTTGCTAAGACAAATGCAACTCAAGCAGAATTAAATACTTTAGTTCAAGCAATTCAAATGACTTCTACAGTTACAGCTATCGGCACTTTCACAGCCGGTGTCAGCGATACTGTTAACATGATCATTGAAGGTAAAGACGTAGGCGATTTAGCTGGTTTTACTACTAGCGACTTAGCGTTTTAATTAAACCTTTTCGGGATGGGAAGCCGCACTATCGTAAGATGTGCGGTTTTTCTTTTTATACTCTCGTATTATAAATATAGTATAGGAGAATTTTATGCAAAAGATGAATGCAACACAGCGCACCGCTGAGAATGTCAGCGGTGACATTGAATACTTTACCTGCTATACATTAATCGATATCACCGACACTGGTGTATACGATCCTACAACGACTAAACTTTATGAGCAAGCACAAAACTTAAATGCATTAATGCAGGCTATTAGTCTAGGTAGCCAACCGGTATTAACCAGTGTGGAAAAATTAACAGCAGTAAATGTCAGCGAATTTGATTTCGGAACAGATTTTACCGGTAACCATAATTTATGGATTTTACGATTTGCCAGTGAACGTATAGGAACAATCACGGTAGCAAACTTAATTCGAGATATTGACGGCTTACCTGCATACACTGATTTAGATGAAACAGCAGTTTTTGACACTGATGTTTTTGAAACTAGCACCCCTAATCAAAAAAATACTTATTTCTTACGCAACGATACTTTGTGATATTTGATAAATATAATTAATATTCTGGTTTACACTATGGCTCTAACTTTGGCAACTATAAACTAATAAGTGCTTTATACATTGAAAGGAAAGCCACCGTGTCAGATAATGCAATTTACGATATCGAGAAAGATAATTTAGAAACTCATGTCACTTTATGTGCTGAAAGGTATAGGAGATTGGAAGATAAATTTGATGTCTTAGAAGCTAGATTAGATCGTGTCGTCGATGAAATTTCTAGCCTCAAAATAAAACAAGCAGAAGACATGAATGAAATTAAAAGTCTCATTCAGAATAGCGGAGATATCAGATTCAAAGCTTTGATTGCTGCCAGTGGTACGATCATTGCCGCATTAATAAGTGCATTGGCCTTTATTTTAACTAAGCACGGATAATGGAAGAAGAAATTGTTGTTGAAGCCAAACGTGTATGGGCCAAGAGAGGTAAAAAACTCAAGCGCATGATACGTTGCACCAGCGGCAGAAAAAAAGGACGTACAGTAGCAAATGTAGGTGCATGTAGTAAAGCTATTAACGTAAAGAAAAGATTTTTAATGAAACGAATTAGAAAACGTTTCAATGCAAAGATAGTAAGAAAAAGTCGCAGGACAAAGAAAACTAATCCTTTAAGTAAACGATTACAAAGATTAAACAAAGCAGTAAATGCAAGGTAGTATATGGACAAAAACTTATCAAGTGTAATTAAATTTTTAGATGACACAGGATCACTTAGTGATGCAGAAATATCTAATATTGCCAAAGAATTAAAATTCAGTGAGGTATTAGATCTTGTCAGTTTTGTGGGCAAAGGCGACAATGCCGCCGCAAAACAAATATTATCCAAGTACGATGATCGATTTACTTCAACGGCAAACGATACACAGGGTACAGAAGAACCTCAAGAAGAATCAATAACCAATGAATTTTCTACCGTACCAACAGCACCAAAAACAACCAGCATGTTTAAACCTGCACCGCCCATTGGCACACAAAAACCAAGTCCAACAACCACAGGTCAACAAAGCAACACAGGTGATTTAGACAATGATGAAGAACTACAAACTGACTTAGACACAGCTCAAAAATCCGGGCATGGTGCTGAAGTCAATCAAATAAAAAGTCTATTACAGAGAATTTCTAACAGATGAAAATAAAAGACATCATCAATGAGGCATACACAGGATTTGCTGGCCATCTTAAAGATTTCGGCCAAGTTAGATATGGTACGCCTGATGAATCTATACCTGGTGCAGTCATTGAACCAGAGTTAAGAAATACCGACACTTATATGCAAATGAGATATGGCATAGCTTTAGCCGCCGCGGCCGCACAACGAGATGGCAGTGATGATGGCTTTGAGCAAGAAAGTGTATGGGCAGAAAATATCGGAATGGTCAGTTATTCCGATGCAGAGTTTGATCAAATCAAAGCGGCCGACAAATTGATGGGCGTAAAAAGCATTCAAGTCACTAAAAAAGGCAGTCAAGAACGCACAGACATAGGCAAGGTAAGTCCAGTGGCAAATAATTCATGGAGAAAAATAAAATGAAATTTGCCGAAATGGCCAACGGCCTACAAACAGTACTTACCAATGAACAATTAGATCTAATTAGACTAATCAAAGAACACAATATATTGCAACACGATGATTTAACAGAGCGTGGAGCATATATAGCTGAGGAATTAACCAGCAGAGGTTTAATTGAAAGAGCGCAAGATGCCCAAGAAAAAGTCTATTACCAACTTCAACGTAGGTAAGTTGCCTAATTTAGTCAACAGTTTATCTAATTTAGTAGCTGATTCGACACCAAAAAGTTTATACGGAATTCTAAGTTCCGCTGAAGAAACTCCCATGGGACTACTAGTAAATAAACGCTGGTTGTTAGTACCCAATGATAAAGCTGACTACGATATTGTAGACACTTATTCTGATGAAATTGTTTACAAAAGCCTGGCCAGATTACAAACAGCAATCAGTATTATTAGTTTATTAATAAAAAATCGAGACTCGAATCTAACCAAGCTTAAAATGTTGCAGAGTACAGATCAAGCATATTTTAGATGTTTGTCCGATATTCATTTCTATAAACTTAAGATAAAACAAGACATTGATATAGATAAAAAAACAACAATCCAATATAGACTTGACGATAAACTATATCGACTAGCTGAAATTAAACAGCAATTATTCAAACTTTATTGCTAAATATACTTAAAGGAATTTTAATATGAACACCTCAGAAATTTTTGACCCAACCCGTAGAAAGAAAAAGGTAGTGGAAAGCTTCCTAAACAGCCAATATGGCATTAAATTAGCTTCTACCGGAGATAGAGTTAAAATACATGGCTTGATTACCAAGCTTCAAGAAGAAAACTCTAGTCTTAGCTCTAAAGTTGCTAACTTCGAACATAACCCTAGCTATGTAAAGAATTCGATGATCATCGAAGCATTACGTACAATGTTAAGTGAAATAGCACCTAGCAGAACAAGACGTAGAGTTAATGAGTCCGAAAATGACAGCGATCTTGCACAAGCAGAATTAATTTTAGTTGCTAAAGATATGGTTAACCAATTGCAAAAAATGGCAGAAGATGTTGCCGAAATGCAAACCGACGATTTAATGTCTTTAGAAGAAAAAATCAAAGTAACATTTAGCCAAGAGCAAGGCGAACAATTCTCGCAGGGCGTTGACAGCGCACTTGGCACTTTATTAGATCAAGTTAAAGCTGCCAAAGATGCATTGAGTAATGCTATCAGTGTACTAAGCGGTGAATCAACTGGTATGGGAGACATGGGCGGAGAACAACCAGGCATGGAACCATCATTAGAGCCAGAAGTCAATGACTTTGCTAATGCTGATGCAGGCATGGGCCCAGAAGAAGAACCAACTGGTAGAGAACTAAAATAATGAGACTGTTTGAATTTGTTTCTTCTAACGGACAAATGTTAGATATTATCAGGGATCTGCTTGTCCGCGCCAAGGCCGAAGGAGCAGATTCTGTTAGTCTAGAACAACTAGCCAATGAATTTAATGGCGAAGTTGATGTGGATATGATACGAACAGTATTAAGTAATAATCGACAGTCCTTTAAAGGTCTAGTAGGTAATATCACAGACACAGATATTGAATTTGAAAAACCGCAGTTAGTTAAAAATAAAGAAAAATCAGATCAAGCTATGACAAAGACAGCAGTGGCCACAGCACTTAAAGGATTAAAACAATGACCATATCAGTGATGTTGACTGCTACACAGGCACGTGCCAAAGCACAAAATGATATAATTATATTCAACGAAGTTAGAAACATAGAGTTTGCTGTGTTAACAGCAATTGCCAACGGCCAGTATCAAATCGAAGTTATTGGAACTACTATGACTGACACAACAAATAATACTACATTGGCTATCTCAAGAGAATATTTTAAAGTTTGGCAAGGAATAACATCCAGTAGATCTAAAGATGCACAAATGGGTGCAGTCATTCAATATTTTACAGACCTGGGCTATACAATAGATCGAAAAACAAATTCGCTGACCGGCGATACATTTATGTGGCAAGTTCTTTGGTAATCAAATACATTGATTAATCTTATAAAGCCTGTTATAATTGTAACATGCTATTAAACTCAAAATTCGAATACAAACCATTAACTAGAGAAGAACGCGGCGGCAGTAGATTATATTCTACCCCTTCTGGCGCAGTACCTAGTGTAACAACAATCCTAGACAAAACTAAAGATAAAACATTTTTAATTGAATGGCGCAAGCGAGTAGGCGATGCCGAAGCTACTCGCATCAGTACTGAAAGCGCAGGACTTGGCACACTGATGCACAAGCATTTAGAAAACTATGTTCTAGGCATTGACAGACCAAAAGGAAATAATCAAGTTCAAATCATGGCCACAGCTATGGCCGATACTATGATTAGAGATGCGTTCTGTGACATTGACGAAGTATGGGGCATTGAAGCAGGCCTGTACTACCCTGAACTGTATGCCGGTACAACAGACATGGTGGGCGTACACAAAGGAACCCCTGCAATCATTGACCATAAAACAACTAAAAAAACTAAAAAGAAAGAATGGATCGAAGATTACTTTATACAATGTTGTGCTTATGCTCTGGCACACAATCAAATGTTTGATACAAATATCAAAAAAGCAGTAGTTAATATTGTAGACCGCGATGCTAAACTTCAAAGCTTTGTTATTGAAGGTAATGAGTTTGATAGTTATGCAGAAAAGTGGGCTGTGCGTGTTGATCAATATTACAAAAACGGATAAATATTTGTATGACTACAGATACAGTAATTGCCAAGATACAAGTAAGACGCGGCCAGCTTGATGACCTACCTATATTAGACAACGGTGAACTTGGCTATGCCACAGATGTTAATCGTTTGTTTATTGGCAATGCCAATGCAACATTTAACGCCGATGGAGTAACTAGATCTTTTCTATTAAGAGACGCAGTTATTATTCCAGGGCAAGTTAGAATTTTAGTAGATGGTGTTGAATCAATTTATGGAGTATCTTCTGGCCCAGGACCTGGTAATTTTTATTTCCAGATTGACGGCACTAGTATAGTATTCGATCGTGCTCCAGCAGACCAAGCTGTTATCACAGTTTCTTATAATTCCGAAATTCAAATACAAAGAAATTTTAGAGAAAAAGAAGTAGAACTTTTAAATACAACCGGTGCTAACTTTGCTAAAACTAGTATAAGCTGGGACTTGTTAACTTACAACTCTGCCAAGCTAACATACAGCTATAAAGTCGATAATAATTTTGCCATTGGCGAATTATATATTATCACAAACGGCACAGAAATTTTTGTAAAAGATGTTTCGACACACAATTACATTTATTTTAATGGACAAATAGAAAACGGCAGATTTTTTATCACTTACAAAAACGAAGTCGGATCAGCAAATTTATTTTATAACATAGAACTTTGGAACACAGTCTAACTCATTGGTATGGTAGTACTACCGAAAAGATTTTAGCTTGGAGAGAATTAAGGAAATCCTTTCAATCTCCTGAAGATATAAACTCTTCATTAAACACCATTGCAAATTGGTGGACCTACGCTCCGTGGGTCAGGAAAACTATAGATCCCTATAAACCCGAATCGTGGCCTACTCCATGGGACATGATTAACAAAGGTCATTTTTGTCGTAGTGCCATTGCACTAGGCCAAGCGTATACTATTTGGAGCATATTTCCCGATTTGAAATGCGAGATATGGCTAATAAATAATCGCTCAGAACAAGATGTACACTTGATTACAGTTGTCAATGATAGTATAATGTTAAATTATACAATGACAATTTTAGTAAACACCGAAAACGCCGATTATGAGTTGTTAAACACGGTCAAGCGTGAAGAATTGAAGCATATTAAACTATAAGAAAACTGCCTGACTAGATAGTTAAATAGAACACATAGAAAAAGTAAGGCAAATAAACAATGACACAAATTACAGTATTAAAAAGAAGCGGTTCAATTGAACCATTGATGATCGAAAAATGGCAAGCCCAAGTAGCAAAAGTATGTCAGGGCATTGCAGATGTTAGTCAAAGTATGATTGAGATTAAAGCTCAACTACATTTTTATGACGGCATTAGCACAGAAGAAATTGACGGTATTACCCTACGTGCTATCGTTGACCTTATCGACGTTGAACAAAATCCAGATGTAGGCCACGTTAACTATCAATATGTTGCAGGTAAGCAACGATTGAGTATGTTGCGTAAAGATGTATATGGACAATATGAACCTCCTCGCCTTTATGATATTGTAAAGAAAAATGTGGAGACTGGTCTCTATACAAAAGAATTATTAGAATGGTACAGTGAAGCCGATTGGGATAAGATGGAAGACTTCATTGATCATGAAAAAGATGAACAATATGGTTATGCGGCCATTGAACAGCTAATTGAAAAATATCTGGTCCGTAATCGCAGTACAAAAGAAATTTACGAAACTCCACAGGTTAGATATATGGTGTCGGCCGCCACTGTATTTCACCGAGAGGAGCCAAACACAGCTCGTATAAAATATATCAAGGAATACTACAATGCAGCCAGCGATGGTTTGTTTACTCTTGCTACTCCGGTATTAGCTGGCTTGGGTACTCCTACTAAACAGTTTAGTAGTTGCGTTCTTATTCGTAGTGATGACGATCTTGACAGTATTTTTGCCAGCGGTGAAATGATGGCCAAGTATGCCAGTAAACGTGCTGGTATAGGTTTAGAAATTGGGCGACTACGTCCATTAGGAAGTCCCATTAGGGGCGGCGAAATCATGCACACAGGTATGATACCATTTTTAAAGAAATGGTTTGGTGACCTGCGCTCATGTTCTCAAGGAGGTATTCGCAATGCGTCAGCTACTGTTTTTTATCCAATCTGGCATCATCAATTTGACGACCTTATTGTACTCAAGAACAATCAAGGAACAGAAGAAACCCGTGTCAGGCACATGGACTATGGGGTTGTTCTTTCCGCATTTTTCTGGAGACGATTCAAAAACAAAGAAAACATAACATTCTTCGACCCTAACCAAGTGCCTGACTTGTACGAAGCATTTTATAAAGACACAGCCCTATTCGAAGAGCTGTATGTAAAATACGAAAAACAATCAGGCCTTCGTAAAAAGACCATGAGTGCCGAAGAAGTATTCAAGTCAGGCATCTTAAAAGAGCGCACTGATACAGGACGTATCTATCTAGTGTTCATTGACAACGTAATGAACCAAGGCCCGTTTGACCCAGAGTACCATACAATTTATCAAAGTAACTTATGCTGTGAAATACTATTACCTACTAAATCTTTTAAGCGTCTTGACGATGCTGATGGCCGCATTGCTCTTTGCACACTCGGCTCGATTAACTGGGGAGCATTCCGTAATCCAGAAGACATGCGCCGTGCTTGCCGTATTCTACAGCGTAGTCTATGCAACATACTTGACTACCAAGATTTTTTAAGTATACAAAGCAAACTAAGCAATGACGAGATACAGCCATTAGGTATTGGTGTTACTAATCTAGCCTACTGGCATGCCAAGCGTGGCCTACGTTACGGAGAGAAAGATGCACTACAAGATGTTAAATCCTGGATGGAACATCAGGCATACTACCTAACAGAAGCCACAGTAGAACTAGCTAAAGAACGTGGTGCTTGTTTACACAGTGAAAAAACACGGTATGGTCAAGGCACGTTCCCGTGGGAACTACGTGCTAATGGTGTAAATGAACTTGCAGATTTTACTCCGGAACTTGACTGGGAAACACTACGAGTTAATATGAAACAGTACGGTGTACGCAATGCGACATTAATGGCCATTGCCCCGGTAGAAAGTTCAAGTGTTGTTATAAACAGCACTAATGGAATTGAGTTACCTATGAGTTTGATCAGCACTAAAGAAAGCAAGGCAGGTAGCTTCACACAAGTTGTTCCTGAATATCATAAGTTGAAGAACAAGTATCAGCTAATGTGGGAACAACGAGATTGTGACGGATATTTAAAAACTGCCAGTGTTCTTGCCGCCTACGTTGATCAATCAATTAGTACAAATACATTCTATAATCCAGCACATTTTCCAGATCGTAAAGTTCCAACCACACTGATTGCTAAGAACTTGATGCAGGCACACATGTGGGGGCTAAAAACATTCTACTACAGTTTGATTAACAAAGCAGGTAGTAAAGCTGTCGAAGAACAGGTTGACGGCGGCAACGTGGTTATGCTAAACTTTAATCAAGTTGAAGATGACGACTGCGAAGCATGTAAGCTTTAAAGGCAACAACGATGAACAGTATAGAACGTATATGGGCTCGTGCCACCGGACATTTAATGGGAGAATCAGATCATGATAGACCCGATGTACCCATACTAACCTTGCGCGAAGCAAGAGTAGCACTATTTTTAAAAACCTTTTGGGTTATAGTACATATTATAACCTGCTTTTTTATTATAGCAAATACTATAAGACATTGGTAACATATGAGTAAAGAACAATATAATTTAAACACTAAAACAAACTATCTCGGTCGTAAGATGTTCCTAGATCCAGCAGGCCCAGTTACCATTCAACGTTTTGAAGAAGTTAAGTATAAAAAGATTGCAGACTTTGAAGCAACAGCACGTGGTTTCTTTTGGCAACCAGAAGAAATCAGTTTAACCAAAGATGCCAATGACTTTAAGGATGCCAGCGATGCTGTCAAGCATATCTTCACTAGCAACTTATTACGTCAAACAGCATTGGATAGTTTGCAAGGACGTGGCCCAACACAGGTATTCACACCTGTTTGTAGCTTACCAGAAGTTGAAGCTTTAATGTATAACTGGGGATTCTTCGAAACTAACATCCACAGTAAGAGTTATAGTCATATTATTCGTAACATCTATAACGTGCCCAAAGATGTGTTTAACACTATCCACGATACTAGTGAAATTGTTGACATGGCCAGCTCGGTAGGCAACTACTATGACAAGCTACATGTTATCAACTGCCGCAAAGAACTTGGCGAAGCAGTGACTGAAAAAGAACACATTAAGGCAGTATGGATGGCCTTACACGCAAGTTATGCACTTGAAGCTTTCCGCTTTATGGTCAGCTTTGCTACAAGTTTGGCCATGGTGGAGAATAAAATCTTTATCGGCAATGGCAATATCATTTCATTGATCCTACAAGACGAATTATTACACAAAGGTTGGACGGCTTATTTGATTAATCAAGTAGTCAAAGAAGATTCGAGATTTGCTCAAGCTAAACAAGAATGCGAACAAGAAGTATATCAATTGTACATGGATGTTATCCGTGAAGAAAAAGAATGGGCAGACTATTTGTTCAAGAAAGGTCCAGTGATTGGATTAAACGCTAACATTCTTCGAGAATTTGTTGATTTCACTGCTGTGGCCGCGCTAAAGGATATAGGTATTAAATATCTTAATACTGCCCCCAAGTCAACTCCGATCCCGTGGTTTAACAAACACGTTGATACTAGTAAGAAACAAACAGCATTACAAGAAAGTGAATCAACTAATTATGTTATCGGTGTTATGGGCGAAGGCATTGACTACGACGCATTACCTTCACTATAAGGATAAAAATGAAAATCAACGAAGTAACATCTACACCGGCTATCAACGATTCTTGGTTTGACCAAGCAAGCGTTCGGGTCGCTAAAAAAGCAACGCCGGTTCGTTATCTAAAAGCCATCGAACCCGGAAGCATTGAAACATTAGAAGGCCCTGTAAACTATCAAGCAGGCTACTACATTATTACTGGGCCAAAAGGAGAACAATATCCAATTCCTCCGGCAAAGTTTAATGAACTATATGATGACAACAGAGACAATACAGCGACTCCTAAAAAAATTATGAAGGTTGCTAAATTAGCAGATCATAATGGTGTTGTAAATACAAGTTGGGGAGAGCCATTAAATTATACCACAGGTAATGATTATATTGTGCGTCATGGACCCAATGATTATGGTGTTGTAAAGAAAGATATCTTTGCTCAAACATACGAACAAATTTAAGGAAGAAAATGAAAGTAGAAATTTATACAAAAGATAACTGTCCATATTGCGTACAAGCAAAAGCATTGTTCAATCGCGAAGGATGGGAATACACAGAACACTTTATCGATGATAATACAAGAACTCAGTTGTTAGAAGAACTGACAACTCGTATCGGTGTTACGCCACGTACAGTACCGCAAATTTTTATCGACGATCAATCCATTGGTGGATATACTGATCTTGTTGCGTGGCTTAAAAAGTAAATTATATGTTAAAAGAAAATAAAATTGGACAAGTGGTTAGTTTTAAAACAACCAGCGGCGACGAAGTTGTTGGCAAAGTTACAGGTCAAACAGCTGAAGAGTTAACTATCGGATATCCGGTTATCTTAGCCGCAAGTCAACAAGGCCTGGGCATGGTACCATTTTTAATGACTGCTAATCCAGAATTAGAAGTTGCATTTAAAAATGCTCATATCGTTTGTATTGCATCAACGACACAACAAGTTGCTGATGCTTACCTACAGCAAACTACAGGAATTATACCAGTAAGAAATTCAGGTATTATACTCTAAGATATGCCACAAGTACACAGATTGACCGATCCCAACTCCGATGAAGCTCCGATCATCGAAGTTGTTCAGCAAACTGTGTATGCTAATAATTTATTAGTCAGTGTCGATGGCAGTCCTGTAGAAGGACATGGACTACCGCCGCATAGTAGTCCATTAACAGCCAACGGTAGCACTACGGTATATATTAATTTTATACCTGTTAATAAAACAGGCGATGAAGATACCTGCGGTCATCCTAGAGCAATAGGCAGTCCTAATGTTTACATTAATGAGCCCGGGGCTATAGCATCTACAATACAATCTACTATAGTTGTTGTGCCTAGCAATTTATTCTCTAGACCCGATACACCATTAGCAAGAGATGATCAGCCTTATATAAGAACTAGTCCAGCGCCTACTCGACAACAAAACGAACAAGCAGGTACAGCTCCTTCCAATCCAGGAGTATCTGAAGCTCCACCAATAGAAGATCAACCAGAAACTAAATGTGATGCAGGTAAACCAAATGTATTAGGATTCCTAGGCCAGTGTTTACAAGAAGCAAAAACAGGTGCATGGCGTGAAACCGGACAAGGTGGCAAAACTAGTAATCCTAATATTGTTAATATGTGGAAAAATATTGGTTTAGGTTTTACAAATGATCAAGTTCCTTGGTGTGCAGGCTTTGCTTGTTTTGCAATGAAACAAAGCGGAATGAAATGGGTACGAGATGCTGGCGCTAGTAATCTAGCAAATAAATTAGGCAGCGGTTCGGTTGACTCTAATTATAAAACTGTGGCTGTCAGCGAAATGAAACCCGGCGACTTAGTATTATGGGGATCGGGACACGTTAATTTCTGTTATACTGCCACTGGTGGAAAATATACATTTGTAGGCGGAAATCAAAGCCCTGGAAAAAATGCAGATCCCCCGGTTAGAGACCCAGATCACGACGGTGATGTTACTGTGTCATGGCCCACAGGATGGACTCCTAGTAGAGGCGGTATCTCTAAGGTTGTTAGATTAGACTGTTAACATACTAGATAAATACTGGTATGGCCTTAGAAGATTTCAGCAAATATACAAAAATAGCAGTAAACCCTGCTTTACCTAAAAACGAAAAAGATTTAATATGTGCGTTATTAGCAGGACGATTGCGTAACCTGTTTAATGGACGACTATTTTGTCTTGACCTTGCAATCAGCGACTTAGTCAAAGATGCATCGGGTTTTGGTCTGGATAATCTTAAACAAGGTTTATTAGACTTAAAAGGCGGCCTCAACGATTTTAAAGGCGCAGTAGGCTACGACGATATATTAAAATCTGTTAACTCTGCACTAGGAGGTATAGGCACAGTTTTCAGCCTTGGCGGACTATGTCCTAGTCCAATTCGCCCTCCACAGATACCCGACATAATGCCCATGGTCAATGCTCAGCTATTTGGTCAAGGTATGAACATCTTAAATGCATTAGGTAAAGTAACAAATCCTAAAATGTGTTTCGGTGGCGGCCCTGGAGGATTTGGAGTTAATTATGATTCTATGCCAGGAGCACTAAGACAATTAAAAAACGCATTAAATCGTGCGGCCAATGATCCTGCAGGTTTAAAAACAATTTCCAATCAATTTGAAAATAATCTTAAAATGCAGGAGAGACGATTAAAAGGAGAACTAAATCGTCTTAAAACAAACTTGTCAGATCCTTTTGGAATAAAATTGGCAAAACAACGTGCTGATATATTAAAAGCTGTACATAGCAAAGGTGCAGATTATAAAGTAGTAGACAACAAAGGTATTCAGCATCCTAATGCAATTAAATCATTGGTACCCAGTGATACATTAGCATTACTCAATGTCAACGATAACACCCCTATTCTCTATAAAAGACAGGCAGTATTAAATTACTGTGGCGATGAAGTAGGAATAAAATTTGCACCAGTATCGGGAAATATAGATTACGCAGGTTGGGATACTAATCCAGCAACAGATAACAGTGACAGACCTTTTGGTTTACATCAATTGCCAGTGCCGGATAATTCTTTCTATGATTTTGTTATCACAGATTCCAGTGGCACAGTAGTAGCTTCTAAATATAATACAGATACTAAACAGTTAGATCTAGTAAATTCCATTGACATAGAAAGAGGCCTTGCTTATAGATTTAAAATTAATCTATCTAATACAAGAATGTCAGTGATGAACAATACTAATGCATGGTCCGATGGAATTGAATTTGGATTTCAAGGCCCTGCAGGTTATGAAGTTATAGAAATATCAACAGGCCTAAAACAAGGCGAGCTTGATTGGTCTGTGTTAATAGAAAATCCAACAACACCGAATAATTTAACATTGTCCTTTGACAATGGAACAACTATTCCAGTTAATGTGTCTGGTAAAACATCTATCCCAGCCAGTGAAAGAAGTTACAACTTATCGGACATTGTAAATAAAGCAGTACTGTTTATGCATGAACAAGCAACAACAGATACTAGTACCCTTAAAAAGAAGTGGAATAGAATTTATACTTTAAATTTACATACCATTGGAGGTACCGGGCAACATGCTGATAAAAATTTAGATATTAGATACAATCCAAAAAAAGATAACAGTTACGCTTATATCAAAGATGCAGATAGTTCGGACCCAACAGATAAAATATTAAAAACAAAAACAACATTAGGAAATTCAACTTACTCACATAACTTATATGTCAATGAATTAACAGGCGTTAGTTTAACTAAGATTGTATTGCAGTTCGGAACAAAGTATTCTTCTTTAGTATTCGATGCTCCTGTAGTTATAACCACAGATACTAAATTACCTTACAAAGTACAATATTCTTATAGACAGTTTCTTACGACACCAAATGTATATAACGATGAAATGGAATTTATATTGTTAGATAATACTACAATAAGATTCTATCTAACTTCACAGCGTCCCGACAGTTACACCAATGGCAGGTACATGGAATACTATGACATTGATATAACAGATTTGGCCAATCCTGTGCTAAAAAGTTCTTATAGTAAATTTATACAAGGATCTGCTTCCTACGAAAGTACTATGACGTTTAAAGAAGAATTCACTGAAGTTCCTTTGTCTGCTAGAGTTAGTATACCAAATTTATCAGTGCAAGAAGGTAGTTCAGTAAATTCAATGCCAGTAACACCAGCAGGCGGACTTGATCCGTATTCTTTTACAGTTAGTCCTGATCTACCGTCTGGATTAACTCTTAACAGTGAAACTGGATACATTACAGGTACAGCGCCGGCGGCAAAAGCATCAACACCTTATGTTATATCAGTAATGGATGCACTAGAAGAAGACACAGTAGTTCTAACTTTCAATCTAACTGTCACTGCTAAACCAAAAGTAGCACCGCCAATGGCAGGCAGTGGATTTGTTGCAGGGCCAGGTGGCGGAGGATCTAACATACTCGGCGACCCAGATCCAAACTTGTTTGTGCAACAGTCTAATGGCTCATGGATGCCAAGAGTTGGCGCTGTTTCTGGCAAGGATTATACCTATACAGAATTTACTCCAGGCATATATACATTGGTTAACTTAAACAGTTATCAACCTACTGCTGTTGAAAATCAACCAATTGCCGAAGGAAATGGTGTTGCCAGAACATGGAATATCAATGGAACAACATTCCAAACATCACAGCAATATACCATTGAACAAACTAATCCAACGTTAAATGCATACAATCAACTACCCACAGATCAAAAACTTCAATTAATAAATGAATACTCTGCAGGCAAAAATTTCACAGGAATGACAAATGCCGGCCCTGATTATATCAATAGCTACGATAGTCCGGTGTTTAAAGATTTCTTAAAATCCAAAGGTCTCGGCAGTTAATTCGGTAAAATCTAATTTGACATAAAATTATAGATCCTGTATAATATTTGATATAGGAGATTATTTTGCTTAAATTAATTACCAAATTTTTGGAAAAGGTTGATCGCAAACGTATTATTTTGGATCGTGAATCAAACGAACCATATCTAGAACGTTATTATGTATTTTTAAAAGATCGTAAATGGTTTCCATTTAATGTCTTTATTCATAAGTTCTTAAAAAGTGATCCAGATGAGGTTCATGATCATCCATGGCCTTATGCTACACTAATTTTGAAAGGCGGATACTATGAATACGTTCCGAGTTTTAATGCACAAGGTTGGAAGATTGGTGAGACTCGATATTGGCGTGGACCTGGCCATTTTCGGTTCTGCTCTCCTAAGTCTTTTCATCGTATTGAATTACATCCTGATGTAACTGCATGGACTATGTTTGTACCCGGTCCACAAGTGCGTGAATGGGGATTTTTAGTAGGGCATCAAGAAAATCAAAGATGGGTACACAACGAGCAGTATTTAAAGGAAAAATATGAACAAGCTGGCCATTAATTATAATGACTACAAATTACTAGTATCCGGTATTTGCCGAAATATTATGCTTAGTAACTGGCGGCCGGACTATATTGTGGGCATCACTCGCGGCGGATTGTTGCCAGCAGTAATGATCAGTCAATGGCTTAATGTGCCTATGAAATCTCTGGATGTTAGCCTTCGTGACAGCGGAGAACTAGTCAGTAATCTTGGCATGGCTGAAGATGCATTTGGCTATGATCCTATGTCATCTGGTAACGGCCGCAAAAAAATTCTTATTGTCGATGATATCAATGATACTGGTGCTACATTTAATTGGATCATGGAAGATTGGCGCAGTGGTTGTTTCCCCAATGACAAGCAATGGAATGATGAAATTTGGAATCACAATGTAAAATTTGCATCTATAGTAGATAATCTTGCAAGTAAATGTAATGTTAAAATGGACTTTGTTGGTATGGAAATCAACAAAGCAGAAAATGATGTATGGGTTGAATTCCCTTATGAAGATTGGTGGGTAAAATGACAGAACATATTATAGAAACAACAGCACCTGCGGCAACTTGGTCTGACAAAGAGTGGGAAACATTTCGCACATGGTTGGTGGGCCATCTTAAAATTGGTCCAATGACTGTGACATTTAATAAAAAAGATGGTGAACAGCGTGTGATGAAATGTACACTACAACCAGAGCTACTACCTCCTGTGCCAATTAAAGAAAGTACAAAAACTAAAAAAGAAAATGATTCCGTTATTTCTGTATACGATTTAAACGCAGAAGGTTGGCGCAGTTTTATCGTTAAAAACGTTACTAACATATCAATCGAACTATAATGGAATTCGTAGTTGAAGATAAACCGTACACAACTCGCCCAAATTTTAGAAAACTAACAGGGCCGTTGTACAGCAAAATACCCGATCATCGATACATCGATGCCAAGTACGACGAGTTTAAATCTATTAAACAGCCCCATGGACTTTGGGCCAGCAGTGATGAAGCTTATGCAGATAACATAGTAAGCAAAACAGCAAATCGACTGGGATTTCAAACAAACAATATTTTAGAACTAGGATTCCATTTAGAAGAAGATGTTGTTATCATGCACAAAGGCAGACTACAAAGTTTATTTGTAGCATTTCCCAGTGGATGGGATCCTGCCAGCAAGTTAATGATGACTCTGGAAGAAATACATCGTCCTGTGGCCCGGGGCGATGAGTTACGTGCCGCAAGCAATCGTATTGCAGATATTATGGCCAGCGGCGCCGGCCCTTGGTGCCGCACAGTTTGGACGATTACAGCCAATCCAAAATTAAGCAACCATCCCAGTTATCTAACTCCTACTCCAAACAGCATCGATGATTTATATTTTAGATATGAGTACCAAACTTTTGATACCATCGAACTTGGATTGACCAGTGTATTTTTGATTAAAACAATAGTAATTCCTTATAAAGAATATATTGACACTAAAGAAAAAGAGCGTATAATAAAAGATAGTGTAATGTCCATGCCTGAAGAGATTGTGACTTACAAAAATTTACATGGAATAAAAAAACTGTTATGGCAATAACAAAAAACATGGTAACACAGTCAAATATCAATATGGATCAAGCTCGCAGAGTCGCGGATCGATATCAAATTAGTAATATTAAAACAAGAATAGAAGAAAGAGTGCGGCATTTACCCACACATTCACGGGACATATGGGACGAGACTAGTTATATAGATTTTGATAGATACATGGAACGAAGTCATGTAACTATGCTTACCATGGATATTGCTGAACCGGAATTTGCCAAGATGGTTAGTACATTAGATGACTGGGATGATATGATGCGCGATCCCGAAGCGGCAAGACTAATTTTAGAAGCTAAATTTATACACAGATTAAGAAAAGGAGCGATATGAGAAATCACTATTGGACATGTAGTAAATTTGCAGATTGGATTCGCGGGACCACTAAACTCAAAGCAGGTACCAGCGAGGAATGGCATGAATGGGAAGATCGTGCTAAAGCCGCATACCCCATTCGTTGGTGGTTGGCCGAAGAAGGTTTAGACTACATTCAAAAAGTTGTTTATTACATACCGGATAAATTAAATGATGTTAGATATTATATTAATAATCGTTGGGTCAGTCGCAGTCATAGTCTTACCGCTCATGTTCGCGATATTCGCCCTGGCTCTTGGAGCGATGTTGGGAATAGATTCCTGCCATGCCTATTTAACGAGCTTCAAGACTTTGTTGAAATAGAGCAAGCCTGGCATCACTGTATGTGGAGTGACGAAGCTAAAACCAAGTTTGATGTGCCATGGTACCGTAGTGGATGGTTGCGCTGGAGAACTTGGCGGTGCCCAGAAGCAGGTATGGAGTATCTAAAGTGGGCCAGTAGTCTCACTATAGGTGAAGATATGGGGGCAGAACCAGGCAGTAAAGGTTTTGGAGAACCTACTTGGCAAGCTAAATCTGCCAAGGAAATTATTGAGCTGTACAACTGGTGGACCGTGACCTATCGCAACCGTCCAGACCCATACGAAGCAAGTGGGTGGACTGCGGCCTGTGAAGCAAGTCGTGCGGCTAACGGTGGACGTCTAAGTTTTAGTGTAGATAAAGATCCAGTGCTTAAAAAGGCCAGCGACAACGCTCACAAGCTACTTCAAAAGATTGAAGCGGCTTACGAAAAGGAAGACGAAGAAATGATGATTCGTCTTATCAAAATTAGACAAAGCCTATGGACTTAAATCCAAATTACTGCGAATGTGAAAATAAAAAATCGTACTCGGAAGAGTACGATGCATACTATTGTACCACTTGTAATAAGTGGTTAGAATCTAAATGCGATGATCCAACATGTGAGTTCTGCGTTAATCGTCCAGTAACACCTTTAGGAGACAAAAATGGCAACACGTAAAAAGAAATCCGAAAACACTACACTAGAAATGCCTGGCACTATTGGCAGCGCCAAGTTGGTATTTCCAAACGAACCAAAAGTAGTAAAAGGTAGTCACTTAACTGTGACCACATTTGCTGACGGTTCTACTAAATTAGAATGGGATGATGAAGCATTGACAAGAGACGTACGAGATGCTATACTAAAAGCGGAAAGTAAGATTCCTGCAAGCGCAGAAGTTAAACCAAAACGTAAGAAAAAAGAAAATAGTTAAACTAAAATATTATAGCTGATGGCATATATTACACTAACTAAATTAGAGGAACCTTATTCCTCATTTTTAGGAGATAGTAATGGAAATAATAATGATTTTGATATTGGTTTATCAAGTAACAATGCCCGCAGTTAACAATGCCAAATACACATTTGGTGTAGTAGAAGATCGCATAGTTCGTATGAATACACAAGATGGTTCATTTGAAGAATGTGATAAAGATTATAAATGTAAGCCTATTATAGATAACTGAAAGGAAATATATGGCACAGTGGACTGTTAGCACTTATCACAAAAAATCTTGCCAAGAAGTTGAACACTGGGTTCGACGAGAAGGCGATGGTCGAATCACAGTCACTAACGGTTATCGTTATGGCGAATGGACTGTAGAAACTACAGACGACAATCCGCCAGAATTTGAGTTTACAGAAGTACCCGGCGGTGATGGTCGTAAAGACAGTATCAATATGCTAGACTGCGAAGTTAACAATATTGAAAGTGTTGAACTTGTTGAAATGTTCGACGGTGGTTGCTGGTATGATGTAGAATTTGAAGATCTTACAGAAGAAGAGGAAGAAGAGATTCAAGAGTTTATTGATGAAAATAGCATCTATGAATTAGAAGATCGTGAAGATGATTCCTGGTACAACGATGAAACCGAATGGTGGATTTGGGGACCAATTGAAATCAAAAACGAAGCAGGCGAAACTGTACGTATTATATGTGCAGATGAAGATGGCAATGTAATTAACTTTGTAGAAGAATAATGTCTAAAGTATACCTAATCAAACCCTTACATAAAAAGAGCATTTGCTGGCACGTTGAAATGTATCGTGACAATGCAGACGGTTCTATCAGCTGGTTCAACGTTGACGATCACTATCGCTGGGGGCAAGGGTTTGTTGAAGAAGACATGGCATGTAACTTGCCCATTGAAGGGGATATCCAAGCTCATGCTAAAATGGACTGCGGATGGGGTGCTGAACTAGACGACCAACACGCCTGCTGGTTTGAGTTTAGTGATGATATTTCAGAAGAAGAACAAGAACACATTAAAATATGCTATATAGAAGGCGATCCCAACGACGACGATGAGCGTGGCGGCGCGGCATGGTTGTTTGATGGCAGTCACGATTGGCAAGTTGAAGATGACTATCTTGTTATTGATGCACCGTACCAAGTTAGCTTATGCGAAGATGATGGTACCGTCATTGAAGAAAATGTAAAACTACGTACCAAAGAAGAAATTGCTGTAGAAATAAAAAAATGGCATGAAGAAAATAAAGCTAATAAATGGCCATTTGACACGGAGACACTATGAGTAAATTTGATTTAACAATTGATAAAGAAACAGCAGACAAGATAACAGTTCTTAATTTAAATGATTATAAAGATTACTTAAAAAAAGAATTAAGAGGTTTTAAAAAAGGTGAATGGCTACATCCTGAAGATGTGGAACATAACACTAAAATGATAGAAGCCATTGATTTCGTACTACGAGATTATACATAAGGAACGATATGAAACAAGAACTAGACGCATTGCTATGTGAAAAGTATCCTAAGATGATGGTTAATCGCAACAAGCCTATGACAGAAACTTGTATGTGCTGGGGCTTTGAATGTGGAGATGGTTGGTACAACATCCTTAATCAACTTATGGGCAATATCCAACATCACATCGATTGGAAGGAACGTCAGCGTGATTGGGCCGTCAAGTATAACGAAATGGCACAAGCTGGCAAGAGTGGTAATGCAGAATTGTTTGCTGATTTGGTTGCTAAAGAGTACGCAGACCAGCCAACTATCGGTGCAGACTACATCCGTGAACGTTGCGAAGAAATGATTAAGAATCCTTTGCGTGATGTTCCAGAACTTGTTCCCCAAGTGACATTGGACCAAGTTAAAGAAAAGTTTGGCACACTACGTTTTTACTACACAGGCGGTGATGACTATATTAGAGGAATGGTTACTATGGCAGAAGCTATGAGTGGCTGTACTTGCGAATCGTGCGGTAACCCCGGCGAACGCCGAGGTGGCGGATGGGTCCGCACAATTTGCGAACCCTGTGAGGAAAAGAAAAATGCAATGCAAAAATTGTCACAGACAATACTCACCTGAGTGCGACTATAAGCAGGGAAGATGTCCGCATCATCCTAGTTATATAGAACAAGTACTAGCAGATCCGTATAAGTCTAGATTCTATAATCTTTTAAAATTTTTAAAGATTATAAAATAAATACAAGATGAAAGACTGTTACGATTTATCCAGTATCATTGACATCAATACCTTCCCATGGGACGTATTTTATCGAGGTATTGCTAAGTCGAGGAGAAAAGCCAGTGTATTCTATGGCTACGATGGTGCAACTCCTAGAGATTTCACTACCGCCGAAGAATTTAAATGGTACAAGTCTTTGATCACAGGAGATGACATCGGTAACATGGATGTACTATTGACTAGACCTAAAGACTTATCAAAGTGGAATTCGGCATGGTATCAATTGGGAAATTCAGATTTTTGGATGGAAGATGATGCAATGAAAAATTTTAAAGAAGTATCCAATTGGATTGCCGATCTGAATATATTTCAAGGCACCGGCCGACAAATAGTTTTTATACAGCTGGGAAATAGTTATACTCCTCCACATGTGGATCAGGATTTAACAAGAGCTCCTATAGGATTTAGAAGCACACCAGAATTTATTTGGCTAACAAATCCAAATCCTTTGCTCAAAAAAGAATTATATGTCAACGGAACACCCGCTTCCTGCGTTAATTATTTTAACAGCTATAAAACACATGAAACCAAATCTGCACCAGGACTTAGATGCAGTTTTAGAGTAGATGGAAGATTCACTGATGAATTTCGTAGTAAGTTAAAAGAAATGGAGAACTAAAATGAAAAAAGTATTAGCAACATTATTGTTAGTCTGTGCCGCAGTACCAGCATTTGCACAACATTATCATGGACATGGTCATTGGCAATATCGCAGTGGCCCCAACCCTTGGGTTTGGGTAGCACCAACTGTTATCGGTGGTGTAATCGGTTATGAAATTGCTCGCAATCAGCCTCCAGTAGTTGTACAGCAACAACCTGTTATTGTGCAGCCACAACCTGCACCATATTATGGACAAAGTCAAAACTGTAGTCCTTGGACAGAAGTACAAAATCCAGATGGTACAATTACAAGAACTCGTACCTGTGCTCAGTAATATACTGTTACTAATTATAGTGGTGGGATTACATGGCTATTGGATATACAAGGTTGCCACTTATAATTGGGATAACTTTGACGAAGATAGTATGAATGATGATTTTTTAAAACCCTATGACACTAAAAATTAGTGTAATATAATTGTAACACCTTTAGGCTTAAATAAAAGCACGGGCACAAGATTGGGTGTCGCTGGAGACTCGTAACCAGCACTAAGGGCTTATAACAAGCCCTTTTTTATTGATAAATATTTTTCAAGGAGGGGCATACCATGAAACAACAAAAGTTAATTCAGAAGTTGTACAAGGCTTGCTTCGACCACGATACAGAAACCATCGCTAAACTACGTAAAAAAGAGTTTGCAAAGATACTGAAACATAAGGCCGAAGGTAAACCATTTACAACTAAATGGACTGTGGTAAGGATTTAAGTGTAATTAACTTGTAATCTTTTAAAAACGATACTGCGATAAATACTAGCTATGCTAAAGACTTATCGCAGTATTTTTATTTCCGATGTGCATTTAGGTACCAGAGATTGTAAAGCAGAAGCTCTTAATAATTTCCTTAAACACAATACCTGCGACACGCTATACCTTGTGGGAGATATCATAGATGCTTGGAGAATCCAACAAAACAAATGGCGATGGAAACAAAGCCATACCAATGTCGTTCGTAGGGTTCTTGGTCATAGTAAACGTGGCACTAGGGTTGTATACGTGGCTGGAAATCATGACGAATTCCTGCGTCCGATGATACCCTATGGTTTCAGTTTTGGACTTGTTGAAATACACAATCAAATAGAACATATAGGTGCAGACGGTAAACATTATCTTGTCACACATGGTGATTTGTTTGATGGAATAACTAGACTGGCACCGTGGATAGCATTTTTAGGAGACCGAGCATATGATATCATTTTATCGCTTAATAGTAAATTCAATTGGATACGTCATCGTTTTGGTTTTGGGTACTTTAGCCTTAGCCAATTCCTTAAGCACAGAGTAAAAAAGGCTGTAGATTTTATGTTCAAGTTTGAACATAATCTAGCAGGTTATTGTAAGAAGCGAGGTTTTGATGGTGTAATATGTGGCCACATACATCATGCTGAAATCAAACAAATAGACGGCGTCACATACATGAATGACGGTGACTGGGTAGAGTCATGTACAGCACTGGTAGAGCATCATGACGGACGCTGGGAAATAGTTACATGGACACAGGAAAATGACAAAAACAATACTGATAATAACAGATAACTTACCGGATCAAATTAATGGCGTGGTTACAACTTACAAGAATATTGAGACATGTGCGATTTTGGATGGTTATAACGTTGTGGTGCTTCATCCCGGGTGGTTCCGCTACATTAGTTGCCCTGGCTACAACGAAGTCAAGATTGCCTATCCCAGGAACTTGGGCAAGAAGATTGAGGAGATCAATCCGGATTATATCCACATCGCCACAGAAGGTCCTCTTGGTCTGTGGGCTAGAGCATATCTTTCATTGGGCGATATTCGCCACAATACCGCTTATCACACTAAGTTTCCTGAAGGGCTCAGAAAGCTATTTGGTATACCTGAGTCACTTACTTGGAGATTTGTACGCTGGTTTCATAAACATAGTGGCAAGGTTTTAACAACTACAGATTCGATGGTCGCAGAGTTAAAGTCGCATGGCTTTGATGGTGAAGTACTTCCGTGGACACGTGGTGTCGACAGAGAAATATTTTATCCAAGAGAACAACGTAGAAATACCGGTCTTACTCTGGTCTGTGTTAGTCGTGTTAGTAAAGAAAAAAACTTAGAAGATTTTTTTAAGATGGACTACCCTGGAGCCAAGAAAATTATGGTCGGCGATGGGCCCATGTTAGACACATACAAGAAACGATATCCTAGGGTAGAATTTGTAGGATTTAAAACAGGCGCTGAACTAGCATATTACTATAATCTAGCAGATGTATTTGTATTTCCTAGTCAGTGGGAAACATTTGGACTAGTTATGATCGAAGCAATGGCCTGCGGTACACCCGTGGCCGCGTATCCTTGTCAAGGTCCAGAAGATGTCATAGATCAAGGTATTACAGGATTTATGGACAACAATCTTGCAACAGCGGTTCATCGTTGTTTGGGTTTAAATAGAAAACAAGTTTGGCAAGGTAGCCAACGATGGACATGGGAACATGCTTGGGAAATATTTCGAGATAATCTTGTTGACAAAACTACAAAATAAATATATAATGTAAGTTAAGACTGTATGAAGTCGATTGAAAAGGATTCTGGACGCGGGTTCGACTCCCGCCAGGTCCACCATAAGGAAGTTTGTTATGATAGTTAAATTTGCAAATGCAATTGGTCGTGCTCATGGAAAGTTTTTTACCTGGTTAGGTCAAAAAGCG